TCTACAATAATTGGAGGAGGATCAGCAAACCTTGTTGTTCCAACAGCCATCAAGGATGGCGATGGCGATGACTTCATCACCTTTACAAGAACCTCTACAGGCACTGCTCGTATTGGCACTCCACAGGATGACCTATCACTTCGCTCTGCAAGAGACATCACTCTAATTGCTGGAGATGACGGACCTGGAAACGTCTACATTGGCTGGGGAGATGCAACAATTACCCCAGACGCAACTAACCGTGTAGCAACCATTGGTGACATTCAGTCTCTAACAACTGGTGACTTTGAGTTCAACAATAGCGTAATGTTTACTGAAGATACCAGCACAAGGATTGAGGCTAGGCGTGACAGCTTACGTCAAGGATCTGCAATTGAGTTTGACCCATATGACGGTCACGTTGCTCTTTACGGATACACAGGTGGCACCACTAACTCCTACTCAACGAGTGACTGGACTGGCGATGCAACTTGGTCATCATCAGGAGAAGGTAACAGCCAGGTAGTTCTAAATGGTGCTACTGGACTAATCACGTTCCTTAATGAAACATTTAACCAAGCACCTGTCAGGTCTCTAAGCATAAATGGTTCAGATTACTACGAGTTTGACGGATTTGGGGGTAACTCCGAAAATGTAACTCTCTACACGATAGGTGGTGCCCCCCTTGAGCCTACAACTGTAACCTCGCTTGAGTTTAGATATCAGATTAGGTCAGTTATTGAAATTAACGAAGACGATGAAGAAATCTTGATTGAGGGTAACGAGCTGGCAGTCCAGATTCGTACAACAGAAAACAAAGATATCATCATTAACTCCAGCGATGACCTTGAGCTAAAAGCTAGAGACGAGATTAGGCTTTATACAAATACAGATGACACAGAACTAGCCTGGTCAATGGATTCAGAAGGAAGGTTCCGCCTTCCTGGTGATGGATATATCTCAAACCCAGCTAATTCTTCTGGTGACGGTAGCAATAACGATACAATCAAGATTGTTCCAGATGATGATAGAGAAGATACCGACCAGTATCTAATTATTGACCCAACTCTTGGAACCCCAAATCACATTCACATTCGTGCTGGTGGTGCTCAGGACTACTCTCGTGCTGACCTAATCCTTGGTGGAGAACGTGCAGGAGTTAGAGTTTCTGATTCAGAGGGGGTTACCGTTGTTCAGTCAAAGCAAGCAGACGTTAGTTGGACATATCAAAACATTGATCCAGCTGGCGGAGTTGTCTTTGTAGTAGACACTGAATTGGCTGAACCAGACTTTGGCGACTTCATGATTGTTGATGGCGTTAAGTATGTCATTAGTAGCGTAACCAGGGATCTAGGTAATACGTACTACGAGACTACTCCAAGCTTTACTTTTGAGTACGGAGCCAGCTACACATTCACCAGAGATAACGGAAATTATGCGTGGACATTTGCTTCTTATGACGATAACCCAGCACTAATTCTTCCACCAGGTGATGTACAAATTGTCAACCTAGCAGCACCAGGAAGCATTCATCTTGGTGCGTATAATGGCGTTGAGCTTACCTTTGCTGAGGGAGAGGGTAACGGTCTTAAGTTCCCCGACAATACCGTTCAGACTACTGCCTATCCAGGCCCAGAGGCATTGTTCCCACAGCCAGTAAGCTGGACACCAGAAGTATCTGGAACTGGATTTGCACAAACATCAAATCCAGCAACTGGAACATACTTAAAGTATGGTTCAATGGTTGTGGTAAATATTCAGGTGCCATTTAGCAATGTTACTAATTTTGGTTCTGGACAGTATTCTGTTACCCTGCCATTCCCTGCAAAACAGCATGCGGACGTATTTGCTGGATCAATTCACAATACTGGTCCAACAACAGATCACTACAGTTTAAAGGGACATCTTGCTGATGGGTCTTCGTCAATGAGCTTGTGGTACATTGCTACTAACTCTAAGGACGAGCCATTTGACCACAATTCTCCAATTACTTTAAACACAACAGACTTGTTCCATATGCATTTCATTTATGAAATTCAAGAATAATTCTGTTTGACATGGTATAATATGCTAGAGGAGTAGATATGGCATTTCCAGGTACTTATAACTTTAATTATTACGTAGGCGATACGTTTCAGTTTCGCATCTACCCAAAGGATGCTTCTGGTGCACCATTTGATCTAAGTGGTTATGACCTAACGAGTGGTGCTAAGTTTACCATTGCAACTACTCGTGGATCTGAAGGTGTTGCATCTCACATAGATTGCGATGCAGAAATTTCTGCAGATAGAACTTATGTAGAATGTAGCATTTTTCCAGAAGAGGGTACTGACTTAGATGAAAATAGCAACTATGTTTATGACGTAGAAATTTCAAAAGTTGAGGGTACCTCGCCAAATCAAAAGACTTATACTTATACTTTGCTTACTGGAACAATATCAGTAACAGATCAAATTAGCGGTGCTTAGGAGTAATAGTTGGTAGACGTAGTAGCTGCATCAAGTAGTTTAACAGTTCTTGGGGGACCGTCATCAATCAAGGTTGACTTAGATCTTGGCTCTCCAGGTATTCGTGGCAGCCAGATCTTTACTGGTCCAGGTGCCCCAACAGACCCTGCTATTCAATCAACCGTATTTGCTAATGATGAGCCAATTGTAAATGATTTGTTTATTAACCTTAGTCCATCCAGCCCAGATTACCTATATCTATATAAGTATGAGAATGTAAACGCTGTTCTACAGTGGAGCAAAATTCTACGACTTATTCCAAATGCTGTTATCGTAAACCCTGCAGTTAAGTTTATTAATGGTATTGCTCACACAGTTGTTAACTTTTCTGGTAATCCAGTAATTATTAAGGGTCTATATTTTCCACTATCTGCGTTTCTAGAAACAGTAGATCTTGGAAACCTTGGTGTCAAGGACTTCAATATTCAATATAACATTTTGGGACCAGCAGATGAAGAACTTTCGACATCTCTACAACTAGGTAAGATTAGTCCAACACACACTGTTGAAGTTTTTAATCCAATAACTGGCACATATGCTACTCCTCAAGTGTTTCCATTTGGGGTTCAGACACTATCTGCATTCATGGGGGCAACAATAATTGCACCTGCTGCAAATACCCCACTATATGGATATAGAATTGTTCACTTTATCTCTACAATTGGCGGAAGGTCCACAGACATTCTAGACTTTGATGGATCTGCTGTTAACTCAACACTTAATACTATTACCTATACAGATCATGGTTTGATTACTGGTGAAATTGTTGCCTATATGAATAATGGCAATACCAGCATTAGTGGATTAAACAATGAATCTGAATATGCCGTAGTTGTTCAAGATGAAGATACTATTAGGTTGCTGACATCTGGTCAAAGCTTTACTCCAAGTACAGCAGTTAATTATTCAACAAACGCTATCTCCATTACTTCTCATGGCTTTACAACTGGAGACGTAGTTATCTATCAGGATAACAACAACACCCCAATTGGTGGTCTAGTAGATGGATTCCCATACTTTGTAGTGGTTGTAAACTCAAGCACAATAATGCTTTCAGCAGATGGCGTAAGCCCAGTTGACCTTACTAATGCAGGATCAACAGGAACACACTCTTTGCCAAAGGTAGTAGACTTTGGTCCAGGGGCAACTGGACAGCATTCATTGGTAACATTCCCATCGGTAGGTGCATAACATGTCAACAAATATTAATCCAAACTATAATCCAGCAACAGAGGCAACTAATCAATTATTTAATACTTTGATTCCAGTGCTAAGTGATGATGCTGATATCCAAGAAGCATTGAGGCTTTACCATTATGGAAATGCAACTAGCCTTCCATCCAACAACTCAGCAATTATTGCAAATTCTGTTGCTGGTCACCTGAAGTCACTAAGAGATGATGTAACAGCATTAGAAGACCTTGGTCTTGGTTCCGAAGTGTCAGAAACAGAACCATCTAATCCACAAAATGGTTATATTTGGCTCAAAGAAGATTCTTCAGCATCACAGCTTCTTGGAACTGTTGCAATTTATCAAAACAGTACACCAACAGGAACTTTTGTAGATGGTCAGCTATGGGTGGACAAGAACTCATCTCCACTAACAATGTATGTCTATGATGCAGCAACTACGACATGGAGGGCTATAGGTTCATAATGGCAACGATTAGCAATATAGGCAAGATAACATACGTTTATGATGAGGCATCTGATACCTGGTATCCAGTAGCTGGTATGACAGATGCTTCAGCAGATTTTGCATGGAGCGGAGACCACACATTTTCTGCAGCTGGTTCAATCACTTCTGCAGCTCCAGTTGTAGCCTCTAATGGATTAAACGCATTTACAAGTGCTACAGATAGATCTACTAAGATTCCATCTCCAATAAATGGTGCTTTCGCATTTGTTCCTGTTAACAATGTTATGGAATTACAATATTATTATGCTGGATCTTGGAGGGTATTTACAGATAACGCATATCTATCAGAAAAGCTTGCCAGTTTTACTATTGGATTAACGGATGTGGGAAGAACAATAGAGGCTAACTCTTCTTCTGCAATAAACATAACAATTCCATTAGACAGTGTAACTAATTTTACAATTGGAACACAGATTGCTGTAATTCAATCTGGTACTGGTCAGGTAACATTTGTCCCTGCTACTGATGGCACAAACACTGTATCTCTTTTGAGTAAAAACTCAAATAGAAAAACAGCATCAAGATATTCTCAAGCAATTATAGTAAAGAAAGCTGCAAATACTTGGTATTTAATGGGTGACCTAACGGCATAGGAGAAAAATGCTAGGTGTTGGAGGTAGGTTTGCATCTGCAAAAGGAATGGTCAGGGTACCAAACCTTTCTGGTCTATCCAGAGGAGCTGCACAGTCAGCTATTGAAGCAGCAGGTCTAATCTATGGCGGTTTCTCTGATACAGTAGTTGCAGACTCTTCATTAGAAGATAAAGTTGCTAATCAAAATATCCTACCAGACACCCTTGTTGACTATGAAACTACTGTCTCTATAACAAGATATCGTTATGAAGCACCATTTGTTCCACCATCATACCCACCAAAGCCATCTGATGATGGTCAAATTATTCCTGGCAACTGCGTAGCAACAACAAGCACTACAACAGAGGCAGCTTCTTGTGAAGGCACCACGCTAGTAACTCCACTATTTAAAGTTTATGAGCGTATTGATAAAAGAAAGGTTTACGTAGAAAATCCAAGTAACTACACATGGACGCTAACTCTTCAAGATCAGCCAGCAGTTGAATGTTATTATGAGCCATTGACTCCAAGAAGAGATGACTTTCATCCATCATGTGTTACATGTACTACGGTGGTAGACAGTAAAAACTACCAGGGTGCAAATACTAATTGTTCTTCTGGACAGGGCTACTATAGAACAGATATTTATCCAAGTGGATGCGTACCACCAAACAAAACAGTGTCCACTGGATGTGTTCCGCCACCAGAACCAACACTAGAAAACACCTCATTCGGAAATTGTACTCAATCTGGTAATCCAGAACTTAGTTCATCTGGTATAAATTGTTACTTTAATGGAAATGGTATACGAACCAGAACAAGGACATATTCTGATGGAAGTACGGTGGTTGATCGTGTTTGTTGTACATATACTCCACCTGCTCCAGCTTGCCCCAGAGATACTCTTTATGGAACCTATAGCTCTTGTACAGCAACTGGATTAGCTCCAGGAACAAAGACTAGGACTGTGACAGAGATATACACAGATTGCAGTAGATATACGTATCAGCAAACAGTTGAGTGCTGCATAGCATTTTGCAGTTCTTGGAGTAGCTGGAGCCCAACATGTTCTGGAAATGGACCAGGAACTCGTCAAAATCGTTATGCAGACTGTGTTAGTAGCCTTAACTGTAATCTTTACGATAAGTCAGAAACTAGATGTTGCACTGGAAGCGTAACAACTTTTGGACCATGTAATCTTGGAAGCCTTGGAAACAGAAGAAGATATAGGTATGTAACAACATATTTTTCTGACTGTACCGATTCAACAAGCACAACTCTTGTTGCATGCTAATATGTTATAATAAATAAAAGAATTGAGAGGCTATGGACTTAGAAAATAATCACGCATTTGCATTTATAGCAGATGGAGAGGTATTCCATTTTTTGACTATACCAAAAAGTCCACAATTTGCTGGAATTATTGCTGGGCTACAGTCCAGGCCACTTTTGGTTGAGGTAACTGATAGGCCAGACATGTTTAACGGTGGATTTTGGACATATGATGGTGTTAAGTTTACTGAAAAACCAAAGGAACAGGTTATCACAGACCCAGATGATTACGAGGTGGAGTAATGGAAGAACAGCTCAACCCATACCAGCAATGGAAAAAGAATCTTGGTGACACTCGTGTTTGGGATATGATAAATCCAAATGCTGATCGTGTTCCAAAAGAAGTTGCACAAGCTAGATATGATCTATGCAAGGGATGTCCATTTTTATTGCCAACAACTCAATGTTCTAAATGTGGTTGTTTTATGAAAGCAAAGGTTAAGCTAGCACATGCAGAATGTCCAGTTGGTCATTGGGACAAGTTTACCCAGGAAAATCATTAATTATTGATAGTGCTGTTTTGTTTGTAGACCAAGCAGACCAATTCTTGCCACCATTAGACATTTTGTATGCAATTTGAGCATTAATTAATGGATTGTATAAATCTTCATTGGAATCAAGGCCATACTTCTTTCTACGATCTGGACCCATTGATCCAGTCATATTGATTTGAAATAGTCCATAACAATTGCTTGCTCTGTTGAGAGACATTGGTCTTTTTGTAGATTCTTTTACTACAATTGCCCAGGCATATGCCAAAGCATCACCTTTAAATCCAGCTTGTTTTAAAATTGAAATAAGTTCTTTATCAGACAGCATTGTCTTGCGATCATACTTCATTTCAACTATCTCATAGCTACCACGCTCAAAAGAGACTTCTGGGCTAGAAGATACGGTAAGTGTTTGTGTGTTATGCTGGACAGGCTGACCCATCAGGCTAGAAGCCATCAGGGTAACAGCCATGCCAACAGAACCTATTACGGTATATGTGTTCATTGATTTTCTATTACTCTAATAAATTCAACGTGACTTCTATCAAACCAACTGTCTGAAATTTTTGCCATTTCAGTCACGGTACCAGGCTTTCTGGCATGAATTATTGTATCATTTCCTATGTATATTCCAACATGAAAATATCTAGTAGCACCAAAATGCTTGAATGCTACGATATCTCCGATTGCTGGGGTGCTAACACGAACACCAGATTGTGCCTGTCTTGTAGCGGAATGGTATAGATCAATACCTAGCTCTAGATAGAACCATCTAACTAGACCAGAGCAGTCCCAACCGCTGGGGGTAGATCCGCTAAATACATAAGGTGTCTTACCAAGATATTCATCAAGGTCTTTTACTCTATTCTTTAGAGCATTTATGTTTTGTTCTTTTGCTAATTTCTTAGCATATTCTCTCATATCTAAATCAGTTTGCTCTTCTGATTTAACTACCTGTTCTAACAAAGTGGGTGTGGGTTTTGTTTGATTAACGCTTTGGGCGTTATGTCGAACATCTCCTTCTGCCACATTTGTTGTGCAGCTAACCATCAAGAAAGCTGCGATTCCTAGTATTGCAATTTGTTTTTTATTCATCTTGCACCTCCTAAAGCAAAAAACACCTTTTTGAAGGGTGTTCTTTAAATCCAGTATATCACTTTTTGTCAAAATGGTCAACTTTTTTATAGTGTGGTATAATTTTAAGCATGGCAGTTGAACAAAACATAGTTAATCCATTTGGCTCCAAGGAAGACTTTGGAATCAGTGATGGTACCTGGATTCTTGGCGGTACCCCAAACCACGGTTCTCAGTCAGGAGGCTTTACTGTAGGAAACATAGCTCCTATAGAACAAGACGCATCTCAAGCATTCTCATATATTGAAGTGCCTGGTGGACCAAGAACTCTATTAAATCTATTACAGAGCTATGGCGTTGATCAAAATAGCTCTAATAATGGAAGTGGTCCTTGGCTTAACTCATTTAGTGGAAACATTCCATACGTAGCAAGCCCAATTGCAAACAATGACTATTTTACTCGTCAGAACCGTGTAAGGATTATTGATGGAGATGGATCTCCTTTTGATGGTGGAGACTGGGTAGTCTTTAATTTTGATGTTGCAAATGGTCCATTCCAGGACTTTGATGGTTATGGTAACTCAATATCATTTTTTGGTGGAGAAAATTCTTATTCTGGAGGTTATGGTGGCCTATCTAGTATATTTTTTGGAAAAATTTGGGGCTTTTCTCCAGCTGTAGGCTGGACGCTTCTATATGCTATGTCATTGGGGCCAAACTCTACCTTTTCTCACTACAATCCTAATTGGTGGACTTCTGGAGGCACAGTTACAAGCGGTGATGGAAAGCGAGCAGAATACGATTCTCTAGAGATTACACATCTAGGGTTTTCCGTTAAAGGTTAACAATAAAGGAATAATGTGGAGATTAGACAAGACACCCTTAATCCATTTGGATCTAGAGAAGATTTTGGTATTAGTGATGGCAGCTGGTCTCTTGGTGGTCAAAAGGGTCCGTCTTCTCCGACACCACCACCTACTGATCTTCAAAAACGATTTGTATTAACATCAGACTTTAATGTTTCTGGATATTCTGAAGGAGACACAGATTTTACAGTAGCAGCCAACTTACCAGCTAGCGTAGTCTGGAATAAAATTGCTTATGGAGATAACAAGTTTGTAGCTGTTGGCTATCAACCTGCCTCTACTAGCAGCATAGTGGTTGTATCTGAGGATGGCGGAGCTACTTGGACAAGCGTTACTGTTGATGCTGATGTTTCTTTTAATCAGCAATGGAGGTCTGTTGCTTATGGTAATGGAATGTGGGTTGTAACTGGAACGCTAGCAACCATTGCATACTCAGAAGATTTGTCTACATGGACTGCAGTAACTATTCCTAACACAAGCCCTCAGCAAGAGTGGATAGACATTATTTTTGGTGGTGGAAAGTTTGTTCTTTCTGGTGCCTATTATTGGCAAAGCCAAACAGCCTATTCTACAGACGGTATCAACTGGACAGCAGGCTCTTCGTATGCTTTTAGTGTTGGATATAACCACAAGCTTGCATATGGTAATGGTGTTTTTGTAGCTGTTGCTTTGCACGACTATGCAGCTTACTCTACAAATGGAATTACTTGGACTCAAATGTCTATTCCAAGAGAGCCAGGAACAGGAAGCACCTTTGCTGGTGCCTTGACTTTTGATGACTATACCCAAAAGTTTGTATTGTTGTCTGGGTCGTTTGAATCATATTGGATGCAAGCTTCAACATCAACAGACGGAGCTAATTGGCAAACAACGGTTGTTTTTCCTGGTAGCTCTTCTAATACTTTTGGTTCAAGGTGGCTCTCTATGGCATCTGGAAATCAAACCATTATTGCTGTTGGACAGGCTTTTCCAAATGGTGACGGTGTTGGGTATCCACTTTACGCATATGCTACAAATCTTGCTTCTACTACTTGGGGGTTATCGATGCCAAACTTTGGCAACCCAGATAAAACTTACAGTGCAATTGTTTACGCAGAGGTGGAGCTATAAAAATGTATACATATAAGGTTGATAAGTCACGTGCTGTAAGTGTTTACTTTAATGATTCCAAGATTCCCTTTAGGTATCAGCCAAGATATCCAAACGGAACTCGCTTTGAAAACGCTGCAGCTGCTAAGAGATGGGCTGAGCTTTTTATAGCTTCAATTGAAGATCCAAATAATCCACTTGCCCCAGAGGGCAGGGGACTTGAGGGAAAGCCTCAGCCAGAAAGAGTAATTGAATAAAAGCTGCTATAATATACATTATGGCAAATCACTTAGTTAAATCAGTTTACTCTATCCCAGTTCTATTGTCGCCTCCATCGACACATTCAGGGGTAGACCTAATTATTCAAAACAACAGCGGTAGCTCACTATTCATAGGTGCTTCTGACGTTACCACCTCTAATTATGGATTTAGTATTGCTTCTGGATCTGCAATCTCTTTACACCTACCTGGCAAGGAAGAGATTTATGGAATTACAAATTCTGCTAGTCCAATAGATATTAATGTTCTCACAATAGGGTTGGTATAGGCATATGGCAACATTTTATGGCGGAGCAAATACAGATGCTATAGTAGCAGCCATTGTTGACTCAGCTCCAAGCACTCTTAATACTCTTAATGAAATTGCTGCAGCCATTAATGATGATGCTAACTTTGCTACAAATGTGACAAATTCTATAAATGCCCTGGTCTCTCCAGCATACATTCAGGGAAATGCATCTATGGGCATGGGACATACTGTAGATGGCACTGAAAATGGAAAGATCATTACAGCTATTGCAGGAACAGTTACAATAAACGCTTCTTTGGGTGGTGCAGGAAAAAGCTTTACCGTTGTAAATCCATCTCCACCAGGTGGAGTGGGCGTAACAGTTACAGCAAATTCACCATATTCCATTTCTCAAAGAGAAAACAAGTATACAATTCCTGGAAAGGGAATCGCAACAATTCTTCAAACAGGCAATGTAGACTTTATATTGTTTGGAGACCTAGAGGCATAAAATGAGCAGAATACCGTTTGGTATAGTTGCAGCTGCAGGAGCAAAAGTATCCTTTGACCCAAATAGCTTAATAGCCTCTTATGGCGTAGGGTCTCAATTTCTTAATTATGGCAGTCAAAGTGGGGTATTGGTTTCTGATACTTCTGGGCATAGATTGCATGGTCAGGTTCTTTATAATGGTGCTCCTACTCCATATTCTGAAAATTTTGGATTAATAAATTCTAATAAAGGTATTCTTGATATGTTTAATGATGCCTTATTAAAAATACCTAATTTATATGGCAACCTTGAAGCTTTTACATTTTCTGCATGGCTTAGTGTGCCAGAAGATCCAACCGCTTGGCCATATTCAGAATTTGACGATTTAGCACTTTATATTCAGAATGATGACTCGCCATATCCACTTGCTGGAATTATACATGGAAAAAATAATGATCCAGGCTGGGTATTTGGGTATAAAATAATAAGCAATGAAAATACTGGGCTTACACTAACATCATCTACAAGCTCATATGTAAATGAACCACCAGAGTATACTCATGTGGCAATAAAGTATTCCTCTCAAACAAAATTTAGATTTTATATAAATGGCAATAATGTTGGAACATATACAGGTACCATAAGGTCCTTAACTGATAAGGATAAGTTTTACATTAATGGTGACGACTATGGAAGAAATGTTGCAAATGTAAAGCTTTATAATTATGCACTATCAGATGAAGAGATTTTGAATATTTATAATACTGAATTAGAAATCCTAATGCCATCACAATTAGTAGTTTTTGATTCTTCCACTGGGCCTAATAGCTCTGTTACTGGTGGCTGGACAACATTTATTACTGGTGGCTATGGAGAGCCAGTATTTTCTACAGCAAATAACTATATAACTATGAGTGCTCCATGGTGGCAAGATGGCCAGGCACGAACAGTTAATGATATTGATCTCACTGGAGCTACATCAATCACTCTTGTTATTTCTTCATACAGTGTTGCTCCATGGTACTACTATTCGAACTTCTTCTATCCAAATAATTCTGGTGAGCTAAGCGGATTCCAAATTGCCAATCCAAACGATTATAACTTTACTGAAAGAACTGTAACTGTGCCAATTACTAATGGTGGCAATGGAAAGATGCAGCTTAATGTAACTAATTCTGGATGGGATGCATCAGCAGGCTATACGAGAATTCATTCTATAAAGGTAAACTATTAAGGAATCATTATGAAAATATTTGCACAGATAGTTGGCACAAACATTATTAAGTTTATTGATGCACCAAGTGCTGACCATGCAAGACTATATGCTATTGCTGGATATGACTATGATATAGTTGATATTACTGATGCAACAAAGTGTGAAAGCTTTAGACAATACGGCAGAATTTATGATAAAAAGAAAAATTTAGTCTTGCCATCTAAAACATTTAGATCTTGGGTTCTTGATGCTAAGAATGCAACTTGGAAGCCACCAATTGACAGACCAAATGAATTTGCGATATGGGATGAAAATTCCAGATCTTGGTCTTAATAAATGCTATAATACTCTAGTAGGAGATTCTTGTGGCAATAACTCGTATTCAGAATAGGCGTGGTACCGCTAGTGAGTGGACCAGTGGTAACCCAACCTTAGCTCGTGGAGAGTTTGGTATTGAATATGACACTGGAAAGTTTAAGCTTGGTAATGGAACTACTGCATGGTCATCCTTGCCATATTTTCAAGATGCCAACGGTATTGTAGCAACCATTGTAGATGGAGCTCCTTCTACATTAAATACATTGAATGAAATTGCAGAAGCTCTTAATGATAATGCAGATATTCTAGATACCTTGGCAACCAAAAATAGTCCAACCTTTACTGGTACTGTAGACTTTACAGGGGCTACAGTCTCAGGTCTTCAATCTCTTCCATCTCAGTCTGGTCAGGTTGGAAAGCTTTTAACTACTAATGGAACTGCAGCATCTTGGTCAAACACTTTGACTGTTCCAGATGGATCGACTGGATTAGCTATTAGGCTTGCTCCAGGCGGTTCTGGTGCCTTTAGCTTGCAGGAATGGCTTAATTCAGATGGGGAAACGGTAGCATACGTATCTGCTGGTGGGACCGTATCTGCTGGTGGAGTAAGTGCATCACAAATAGTATCCTCTCCATTGGGAAGGTTCGACTCTATAGAAGGAATCCCAGCAGAGCCTTCATCTACTAATTCAGCAAAAGCAGTTGGATTTATTGGATTACCACAAGTTGCAGTTGCATCTGGTGGACTTACACTTTCTACGTCTCATGCTGGTAAGCAAATCTATGTCACTGGAGCTAGTCAGACAATCACCATCCCAGCTAATTCATCTGTGCCGTTTGAAATTGGAACAACTATTGTAATTATTAATGGTGGTACTGGAAATAATTCTATAGCAATTACAAGCAATACTCTTGTTCAGGTTGGAACAGGGTCTACTGGAACACGTACGATTGCTCAGCATGGAATGGCAACTCTAGTAAAAACTGAAGCTACTAAGTGGTATATTTCAGGAGTAGGGATAAGCTAATGCCTGGAATTCTGGGTGGAGTTTTGGGAGCATCAGCACAGGCAGCAGGCATAAGCGTTGAATATCTTGTAATTGCTGGCGGTGGGTCTGGTGCATCAAATGAATATCATGGTGGCGGTGGTGGTGCAGGAGGCTATCGCTCATCCGTGATCGGAGAGTCTTCTGGTGGAGGGACTTCTGCAGAGTCAATATTTATTGCTCAACCATCTGTAGACTACGCTGTGACCGTAGGGGCTGGAGCAGCTACTCCACCACCTCATACAAGTCCTGGTAATAATGGGTCAAATTCTATTTTTTCAACAATTTTATCTGTTGGTGGCGGTGGTGGCGGTGTCTATCAGCTTGGCAGAAATGGTAAAAATGGTGGTTCTGGTGGTGGAGGAGGGGCTGAGTCTGGAGTCCCATCTTCTGGTGGCTCTGGCACAGTTGGACAAGGATTTAACGGAGGAGCTTATGTTCTGGGTGGTGGTGGCTCAAGTCCTGGAAAGGTAGGCGGTGGTGGTGGTGGTGCAGGCCAGGCAGGAGGGGATGGATCTACTTCATCATCTAGTGGAAATGGCGGAAACGGCTTAGCCTCTTCTATTACAGGAAGTTCAGTAATGAGAGCTGGTGGTGGCGGTGGATCTACAGAGTCTTCTGGAGATACAACTGTGGGTGGTGCAGGCGGTGGTGGTGCTGGTGGCTGGGCTAATGGCACTAGTGGATCAGTCAACACAGGTGGAGGTGGTGGTTCTGGTGAAAGACAGGGAACTGTTACAGGTTCTGGTGGTTCTGGCATAGTTATACTTAGATATCCATCTCAATACGGAATTACAGGTGGTGCAGGTCTTACTTCCACAACAGCCACAGTTGGAAACAATAAGGTAACAACCTTTACTGCTGGCACTGGTTCGATTCAGTTTGCACCTATACAGACTGTAGCAGTTGATTATCTTGTCATCGCTGGTGGCGGTGGAACGAATACTACAGGTGGTGGTGCTGGTGCTGGTGGCTACAGAACTAGCGTAGGGCAATCTGGTGGTGGTGCTGCTGCTGAACCTAGTTTAAGCTTATCTACAGCTACTAATTATGCTGTAACTGTTGGTGCTGGTGGTTCTGGAGGATCAGTTGGTGTAAATGGCTCCAACTCAGTTTTTGCAACAATCACGTCTATTGGCGGTGGTTTTGGTGCAATAAATGGAAATACTGGCGGTTCTGGTGGCGGTTCGTATGAGCAAAACGCTGGAGCTGCTGGTACTGCTAATCAAGGGTTTAGTGGCTCTAGGCAGCACCCTAGCTTCATCGGAGGTGGTGGAGGTGGTGGTGGTGCTGGTGAAACTGGTCAGCAAACTGCAGTAAACTTGCGAGGTGGTCGTGGAGGCAATGGCCTTGCGTCTAATATCACTGGCACATCTGTGATCCGAGCTGGTGGTGGCGGTGGCGGTGGCGATTCAAATGCTGGTGGTGTTGGTGGTCAAGGCGGTGGCGGTACTGGTGGTAGTGGTCTTGGAGGTCCAGCTCTAGCAGGAACCGCTGGAGCAGTAAATACTGGCAGTGGTGCTGGTGGAGGGTATGTTAATGGAGGAAACTCAGGCGGATCTGGAACAGTTATTATTAGATATCCATCTACCTTTAATGTAAATGGTGGTGCTGGATTATCATTTACTACAGCTACCATTGGTACAGATAAGATAACTATATTTACAGCAGGAACAGGAAATATTAGCTTTAGCTAGGAAGGAAAAATATGGCACACTATGCATTTTTAGATGAAAACAACATCGTAACAGAGGTAATTCCTGGTATTGATGAAAATGAGTTAATTGAAGACAAAGATCCTGAGACCTGGTATGGTGAGTTCAGAGGTCAACGTTGCGTTCGTACCTCCTACAACGGCAACATTCGCAAGAACTATGCTGGAATAGGATACAAGTATGACGAAGATTTGGATGCTTTTATTCCACCACAGCCATTTCTCTCATGGACTTTAAACGAAGAGACTTGTAGCTGGGAACCACCAATCCCATATCCAACAGATCAGAGGTTCTACTTATGGAACGAACAGGACACATCTTGGAATCTAGTAGAATAAATATTTTTCAACGATGTGTGATAAAATTACTGTATGTCTAATACATCAAATCTTTATGCCGAAAAGGTGTTTGCTGAACATCCCACATCTTTATGGTCATTAGATGAGAATGTTGATTACATATCTTTAATTCCAGAGTCTGCAAGAGATCTTGTATATTGGACTGCAGATAGTTCTCTTGTAGCTGCTTCTAATGTTCCACAATTTTTAAATGCCCCTTTTCCAAATAGCTATATCTCAAAAATTACTGCATATAATCCTGCACCAAGTCTTTTCCACACAGCTGAATTCAGCAAGGCAGCTTTAGATCCAAATGCTTTTGATCCCACAAATGAAAGAAAAACATTTAATTTAGGATTTTTTGTTTATGCAGATAATCCATACAATGTTGGGTATGAAATAGGATATAGATATACTGATCCAGCTACCTCCACATTGGTTGAAAAAGCACAATATTTTTCATCTAATATAAGTGGTCAGTGGTTGCACCTATCTCATACTTTTGATGCAGTCAATACTGCTGCAGATATAATTATATTTTTAAGAGTTACTTATGCAGCAAACATGTCATATTCATCAATAGATTATTATGTAAATGGAATATCTGTTGGTCAATGGTCTGAAGAGTTTGCGGTAACCTCTTTGGGAATCAGTGTAGATGATATTGAAACTGTATCTACTACTTCATTAGAAACTTTGGGTGGTCTTAAGGCCAATGCCTACGGCTTAATCACTAATCCTGGATATTATTTATATAATTCAGAATCTAAGCAAATGGCATGTAAGAATACTTCAGTTCCAATGGTATATGGATCCTCAAACGTTACAAAGTTATTCCACAATTATGACAATATGCCAAGTTTCATGATTCCGTCTAGTGGAATGCTAACAAGATCTGGATCTTCTAAATTCTACACACTTGAATTTTGGTTACGTGTTAATCAGGTTTCCTATAGCAATGGCAATGACCCATCAGTTTTAGTTGAAATTACGCCATCAAATGTATCAATAGAAATGGATGGCCCATTTTTAATTTTAAATATTGCCAATAAATCAGAAAAATATTTCATTGGAGATTGGTCTTCACCAAGATTAATGGACCTCTATGTTTCTGAATTTGTAGCAGGATTGATGATTAATGGCGAAACGGTATTAGAAATTGATTTAGACGAATCTCCATTTAATTATTTAACAAATGATACTGCAACAAACAGGTGGGTCAGATTTTATTGCCCATCATACGCATCATCAGTAGAACTTGATGTTCCTGCAATATATGCATATAAGGTTCCTGCAATTGTTGCTAAAAGAAGGTTTGGCTATGGACAGGCAGTTGAATCTCCAGAAGGTTCAAATAGGTCTTTTGGTGGTCAGCTAGCTGCTATTGACTATGCGTTTGCAGATTACACAAATAATTATTCATATCCAGATATTGGTAAATGGAATCAGGGTATTTTGGAAAACGTACAAATTAAAAATAATGCACTGATACCACCAGAATATACTAAGCCAGAAATAGTTTTAGAGTCAGAAACTTTTGCAAATTGGCTAGCTGATCAAGATAATGGCCAGATTACATTTGGAGATCCTGGAAATAAAGGGTATTTATTGTTTAACAATTTTAATATATTAAAAAATAATTTAGCAGCATTTTATTTAATATTTAAGGTATCATCTTTATTGCCACAAGAACAAGTACTTTTAAGAATTCAGAATGAGTCTAACAATAATTATTTCCAAATTTCTATAATTAATGAAAATATTGTATATAAGCTAAAGTATGGGGCCAGCGAACAGCAGCTACACAGTTCAACAGGACTAACTGCTAATTCTAATATTTTTACTGGAATAAATATTAAATCATTTTCAGATTATTTTGGTGGAAATGTAGCTGCATTTTTTAGCGATGTAAACAAGCTTAAGTTTTATTTTGGTGGAACTGCATCTTTTGAAAAAACATTTATGGGAGACTTGGTTAGGGTTGGTCTGTGTACTAGTAGAAACTTTAATAAAATTTCTCAGTATTTTATTGATACAGAAGAGCTGGATTTCTGGCTATATGAATCTCAGATAGATGCTGGCGATGAGTATTTTGGAAATAATCCATCATTTTGGGCAGCAGTTCTAGATGGAGGAAGTCCAGGATCTTTTGGTTTGGACAATCCTAGCTATTCTGAAAACATATCTAGTCATATTGCTAGCTATACCCTATATTTTGGTGCTCCAACGGAATCAGAAATTATCAAAATTGCAACTGATTCATATTGGGAAGATTATGTACCATTAACTTATTTTGCACAGTATGTTCAGGATCAGTTTAATGAGTATTATTATGACTTAGACTTTATTCAGTTTAATAGTTCCTATCCTGCATTACCGCAGTTTGATGGAGCATTTTATAATACAAATGATTATTTGATAAAAACCTATATTACATTTCAGTACTTATCTACTGGTGCTAATGCTCCAGAGTCTACGTTTGTAACTGTAGAACGTGCTCCTAAAAATAATATAGTAATTCCAGGAGATGACTGGATGACAACAAAATATGAGATTGTTGACGGTACGGTTATTTATCCACCATCTGGAATAGACATAAACTCTCTAGCAATTGTTACTCATTTGGAGTTTAAGGTTTTGAATGTTTTAACAGATAAGCTTGTTATGAAAAAGCTAGAATATGCTTCAGAAGCCTTTAACGATAAAACAGCAAATCCAGTAGGAACTAAGTTTGGATTGTCTATTTTCCCATATACACAGTATCGTGCATATTTTGACTACAAGGCTAGAAATCCTTTTAGAATTTATAAGGGAAGCACTCCACATCTATATCTTAATAGGAATTCTGGTATAGAAATTTTAGGGCAAAATGACAGATTGGTTCCTCGTGGAATTTTAGTTCAAGTAAATCCAGCAGCAGCTCCCCAGTATAAGGTTATTGGTGCACAGATGTTTCTGAGATCTAATCAGGACAGGTTCCCATCAACACCAGAACTATTATTTGAGATTCAGGGAACAGAGGAGTATCTAAGATTCTTTATTGAGTCCACAGAGCCTTCTGGAAAGAGGGCAAGAATTTACGGTATCAATGCAAAAACAGGTGCAACTGAAAATGCTATTGCATACTATATAAATGGCAAGCCAGTTAGAGAGCCAGTGGTTAGTATTGATGAGTGGATAGCATTTGGAATTGCATTTGCTAAGCCATTTAACTTTAATGAGGCAGTTGGTGCCATTAGATTCGTTGGTCCAATGCTGGTAAACAATATTGCTCACTATGAGTCTAGTGCATTGCAAGAAATTCAAAGGCAGTCAAAACGATCTTGGTTTGGAGTAGAAAGCACCTATGATGTATGGTATAACGTTCTTAGAACACCGTTTGGTGGTAACTATAACTGGGACGATATCTTAGTGGTTTCAGAAAGCAGTTATTTTGGAATTAACCCAGAGGATATCTATAATACCTATGTTGGTACTAATAAGATAATTATAGATGACTACTCTAAAGTTACGATTGCAAATGCTAATTATGAGATCATAACTGACGTTGAGTGGCAATCCCAGGTGTCATAATCAGTATATTGTGGTATACTAGTGGTCATGAAGAATCAAAAACCACGCTTTCCTGGTCAAATTGGTGACACAAAGGTCCAAGTAATTGAAGAAAATTTCTCTGCATTTGGCACATACGTTTGGATGAAGCCAAATGGTAAGCCTTTTACAGATGGTCAGGGCAATGCTTTGTCAATTGAAGGTATGAGAGACGACAAGTCTAGAATTAAAGAGCTTGCTGATGCTGCAAAGTATTGGGGTCAGCCAGAAGGACGTGCAGTTTTCTATCCAAATATGCGTAAGATCTCTGACGAAGAGCACTCTGAGCAGGTCGATAGAATGAAGCAGGGCCTTATACCTAGCATGAATGATCTTGGTGCAGTTATTGCAGCCAAGAAAACACTACAACTATATGGTGATGAATAATGTCAGAATCTGAAACTCGCTACATTAATGCCTCTATGCCAGAGATTGAGCAAGAGGAAAATGTTTTCAAGGCTCAAGATCCTTTTGCCAAGTCTTGGGATGAGCTTAAAGGCTTTAATGGACTTAACAACAACTTTAAAAGACGAGCCAATAGGATATCAAAGGCAGTAGAGCCTACTGATGCATATCTAAACAACGCACTTGCAATTAGGCAGGGAATTGGGGCATCTTCAAAAGAAATAAACCCAGGAACAGTTTTTTATAATGGCTATGGCATGTTCGATGTTATCACTCCACCATGGAATGTTTATGAACTTGCCAACTACTATGACACATCATTTGCTAACCACGCTGCTATTGATGCAAAGGTAGAGAACATCGTTGGTCTGGGATATGACTTTAAGATTACAGACAGAACTCTTCTAAAGCTTGAAATGATGGAAGATGATACTGCTAAAGAAAGGGCACGTCGAAGAATTGACAGGGCCAAGATTGAGCTTAAGGATTGGCTTGAAAACCTAAATCAGGATGCCTCGTTTACAGAGACAATGACAAAAATTGTCACAGATCTTCAGGCTATTGGTAACGGATACATGGAAATTGGTAGAACTACGTCTGGTAAAATTGGGTATGTTGGTCACATTCCAGCTACTACAATGCGTGTTCGTAGGCTTCGTGATGGATTTGTACAAACAATTGGCCAAAAGGTTGTATATTTCCGCAATTTTGGGGCAAATAACCAAAACCCAATCACAGATGATCCACGTCCAAATGAGATTATCCACTTTAAGGAATACTCTCCACTCAATACTTTCTATGGTGTGCCAGACATTATGTCTGCCATAAGCTCTCTTCATGGAGACCAGTTGGCATCCCAGTACAACATTGACTACTTTGCCAACAAGGCAACTCCAAGATACATTGTTACCCTAAAGGGTGCAAAGCTATCTGGTGATGCAGAGGATAAGCTATTTAGATTCCTTCAGACAAACCTAAAGGGCCAGTCGCACAGGACACTCTACATTCCACTGCCAGGAGATTCAGATACCAACAAGGTTGAGTTTAAGATGGAGCCAATTGAAAATGGTGTTCAAGAGGCATCATTTAAGGAGTATCGTAAACAGAATAGAGACGATATTCTAATTGCTCACCAGGTTCCTATTTCTAAGATTGGTGGTGGAGACGCTGCTTCAATCGCTGCTGCGTTATCTCAAGATCGTACATTTAAGGAGCAGGTTGCAAGACCAGCACAACGCAATCTTGAAAAGGTAATATCAAAAATTATTAAAGAGCAGACGGACATTCTAGAATTAAAGTTCAATGAACTAACGCTTACTGATGAGATTGCACAGTCTCAGATTTTGGAGAGATACGTTCGTAATAAGATTCTTGTTCCAAATGAAGCTAGAGAGGTTTTGGGTTATGCTCAGCTAGATGGCGGAGACACACCTCTTGAGCTGACTTCTCGCCAGGCATCAGATGCTGCTGCAAACACCAGAGGCTCTAGAGAAAGAGACGCAGAACGGACTGCTAATAACTCAGATAGTCCATCAACCATTGCTGGTAGAAATGCACAGGGAGAGGGAAGCAGATCCAATTAATATTTTAAGTTTATTATTGTGATATAATAAATCGTTATAAAAACTTAATAATTAAAAAAACGGACTGTATAATAGGGTAGTATGACTATATCAAAGGCACATTGGGATACAGAGGGGGAGAATGTCCGCCTCTCAATGCCCTTTTCTAAGGTAGATCAGGAACGACGCATCGTTTCGGGATTTGCCACACTTGACAACGTTGACAAGCAGTCAGATATCGTTACTACTGAGGCTAGTCTAGGTGCCTTTAAGAGATTCCGTGGGAATATTCGTGAGATGCACCAGCCAATTTCTGTAGGCAAGATGGTCTCTTTTAAGGAAGACAAGTACTTTGACCCAGAAACCAAAAAATTCTATACTGGGGTTTTTGTTTCTGCATATATTTCAAAGGGTGCACAAGATACTTGGGAAAAGGTTTTAGATGGAACACTTTCTGGTTTTTCAATTGGTGGTCGCATGAATAAGTGGGATGATGCTTATGACGAGACCATGGACAAGTCAATCAGAATAATTAAGGAATATGACCTTACAGAGCTTTCTCTTGTAGACAACCCTGCAAATCAATTTGCTAACATTGTTTCCATTGAAAAAATGGACTCAGTAGAAATTGAAAAGTCGGAAGCTACAGAGTTAGAAAATGTATTTTGGGATAGAGATAACGAAATTATAACGCTATCCCAGGATCAATCATCTGCAAGCCCAATTAGTGGATTGCCGATGGAAAATATAGGTTTCGTTGAAAAAAACGACAGCGAAAAAACAGACATGATAAAGTTCTTAGTTGATAGTGCTAAAGGCATTAATCTTTCTAAGATGACAAAGGAGGTAAGCCCTATGACTGATGCAACAAATGATGTAGTTGAAGAGACTACTGTTGAAAAATCAGACGAGGTCGCTCCAGAGGCAGATGCCACAGTAGACTCTGTAGTAGAAAAAGCAGAAGAAGCTGAAGTTGTAAAGACAGAAGACATGGATGAAGATGACGCAGAAGGCGATTCTGATCCAAAGCTAAAGTCCAACGACATGGATGAGGATGAGGTTAAGTCCGATTCTTCTGAAGAGGTGTCAAAGTCAGAAGAGATCGTCACAGCAGTCGCTGAGATTCGTGACGGCATCACAACAGCCTTTAGCGATCTAACATCAGTAGTGAAGTCACTAAATGACGAAATTGCTGATCTCAAGAAGTCCCTTGGCTTGGTTAACGCCAAACTAACAGATGCCGAGACAGACTTTAACAATATTGGAAAGCGTATTGACGCTGTAGAAGCAGATACAGCTTTCCGTAAATCTGGCGATCTAGGCGAGATCGTACAGGAAGTTCAGATGAATAAGTCTGAACAATCCCTATGGGGCGGACGTTTCCTCAAAACTGCCGACTTATTTCGATAAAGTTAAAATCACTTAGGAGGTGACAATATGTCGGAAGAGATTATGAATAATACAGATATCGCAAAAGCAGCTGATGAGGGTGTTTTTGCTTCTGGAGGTGTTGGTGGAGTAACTACCCCAGGTCTTGGAAGTGACGGATATGGTACCCTTGGTAACATTCCTACTGCAAACTTTGGTGTAACCACTGGCCCAAACGCTATTAACCCTTCTGGTGATGCAGGAAGCGGTATCCTACGCCCTGAGCAGGCACGTCGTTTTATCGACTATGTATGGGATGCTACTGTTCTCGCCAAGGATGGTCGTCGTGTAACTATGCGAGCCAACACAATGGAGCTTGAGAAGGTTAACGTAGGTGAGCGTGTAATTCGTGCTGCAGCCCAGGCTGATGGTGCATACACAAACACTGGTGCAACATTCTCTAAGGTAGAGCTTACAACCAAGAAGATTCGTCTTGACTGGGAAGTATCCTCTGAAGCTCTAGAAGATGGTATTGAAGGTGCTGCACTAGAGGACCACCTGGTTCGTCTAATGACCAACGCTTTCGCAAACGACATTGAGGATCTAGCTATTAATGGTACTGGAGACACTGGTGACGGTGCATTCCTTGGAATTCTACAGGGTTTTGTCGACCGTGTAAAGACCAACGGAGATGCTCACGAAGCTGTTGTTACAGTATCCAACAATGCATGGACACCAGAGGTAATGCAGGACATCATTCTTGCAATGCCACGTAAGTACCGTGCTATTAAGAGCAACCTCAAGTTCTACGCTGGTACTGATGCATTCCAGGGTATTGTGAAGAACAACGGAACCCTTGCTGACGCAATTGCAGAGGCATTCGGAACCACTGTTGGACACACTGAGGCTAACCGTCAGTCTTATCTAGACGGTGCAGCTCAGACCTTTGGTGCAGCTCGTACCACTCGTGTTCTAGGTATTGATGTTCAGGAAGTTCCTTACTACCCTGAGGGCTATGTCGACTTGACATTCCCACAGAACCGTGTATGGGGATTCCAGCGTGACATCACTGTCAACCGTGAATACAAGCCAAAGAAGGACACCATTGAATACACCGTATTCGTCCGCTTTGGTGTACAGTGGGAAGAAGAAGATGCAGTTGCTTTCGCAGATGCAGACTCTCTAGATTCCTAAATCACACTAGCATAGGGGTAGAGGCATATAGCTTCTACCCCTTTTGCATTATCTGTTATAATTAATATAGATAAGGAGTGTGCGATGACATCAAAATCAGAAAAACCTTTAACATATAAGACTAGAGTTTTGTTGGAGGAAGAACAGCCAGCACTTTCGATATTGTCCAATAAAATAAAGAAGCAAAAGGCAGCAAATAAAAGTGATAAATTAGACTTGTCAGAGTTTGTTACAGAAAATAACAAGGTGGCACTTTTTGCAGCCAGAAATTTAACATGGACTGGAATGGGAAAATTATATAGAGGGTATACAATTGTAGATGTTGAATTAGCATCTAAATGGCTTTCTCATCCATCAGTTAGAGTTGCAACACCAGAAGAGGTTGCCAAGGAGTTTAATAAGTAATGGAAATTTTAAGACTGAAGTCAACTGGGTCTTCTCAAGTAGTTATTGAGTTGCCTGAGTCTGAGGGTAACTATCAGAATACCCCACTAATATCTACAGTAATTGATTTGGCTGATATGTCAGTTGTATCATCTACAGAGTTTTCATTTGCCCCACCAGGAGGACTATCTTACTCTGAGTATCTTACAAACAAATATGACGCAGATTACCTTGTTCAGATTACGTTTAAAGAATCTGGAGATCTTATTGCAGAAGACACCTTTGAGCTAAGAAGGCCGTATGTTGATCCAAACACTATTTCCACAAGCCCATCCAGAGTGGCAGAGTATGCACAAAGTGAAGAGTTGGCTCGTGCAATTATTGACTCCGTAATCTCTGAAGGATTTTACTACAAAAAGGAAACAGTAGAAACAACAGGGGTTGGCTCAGACTATCTTCCTATTTGGAAAAATGCTAAAAAGGTTTTGGAAGTCTATGAAAATAACATTTTGCTAACAGACAGATTTTTTGAACTTACAAAGGATAAGACAGCAGTGATTGAGTCTTATTCAGACAAGCTTAATAGAAACGAATCTGCACCAAACCTCATACCACTTGCATCTTCAGATGCAGTTGACTTTAATTATCAAGCACCAAGTGGATTTCCTAAAACTTTTGACTACAGGCTAATTCTTGAAACTGGGTACACAAAGGTGCCATCAGATATAGCTAAAGCAACAAAGCTATTAATTGATGATATTGAATGTGGCAAATTAGACTATTACAAGAGATATCTGGCTGATTATAATACTGACCAGTTCAAGATTAAGTTTGATTCCAGAGTTTTTGAAGGAACAGGCAACTTGATAGTAGATAAGATTTTATCTAAATATGTCAAATCCATATCATTTGTTGGAGTATTATAATGTCATGTGATGGCTGTGGTCCAGTAGATTTTACGTTTCCAATGCTTGCAGATGTCTACTACCCAATTGTAGAACAGTCTTCCTATGGTGCAGTTAAAAAAAATTGGGTATTGGATAAAACTATAGCATGTAGCTTTACTGCAGCAGGGACAGGGTTTAAAGAAGAGGTAGTCGTAAATATTGATCTAAGTCAAAGTTCTTTATTGGTTGGTAGGGTAAAGTCTGACATTAGGGTTTCTTCCAGAGATGATGGAAATGCTATAACTAACGTAATAGTTACAAATATACGTAACAAAAATGGCAACCCAACATATGTAGAAACTTCTGGTGTCCGAAAGAATAAGTCTACTATATTTGAAATAGCTACACAGCAACCATTTTCTGGACCATTTGGAGATATAGAATACTACAAGGTAATTCTTAGAAGATCGGAAAACCAAGCAGAGGATATTTAATGCTTACGCTAAAAATTGACTCCAAAGCATTTGATCGTGATATTGATAATTTTATTCAATATACTGTTGGCTTCCTGGGTGGCGTTAAAAAAGGGTATCCTGATTTTTTGAATAACTTGGGATCTGGAGTCATAGAAACATTGAAAAACTATATAGATGTTAATGCCAGAGTTTCCCCAGGACTGCTTAAGCATGTATATGAATGGAATAGGGTTGGTTCTCCAGACGCTAGACTTTTTGATATTGACTATAATATTGGAGTATCTGGACTATCAATAAACTCTACATTTAGGCAGTCAACATCAATTAAAAATGGATCAAATGTTCCATTTTATAATAAGGCAAAGATTATGGAAAATGGAATTCCAGTTACAATTCAGCCAAAGAATCGTGTATTAGCATTTAATGTAAATGGTGAAACTGTGTTTACCCAAAAAGAAGTTTCTGTAGAAAATCCAGGTGGAAACGTTAGCGGAGAATACGAGAGGGTATTTGACTCATTCTTCAGAGGCTATTTTGCTCAATCATTTTTAAGTTCAAGTGGTATACTTAATTATCTAAAGACTCCAACAGCCTATAGAGACAATCTTAAATCTGGCATTCTTGGTGGAAAGCCAAAGGGAATGGCAGTTGGTGCCAAGTGGATTTCAGATGCAGGGAAGGTGAACTAATGGCTTTTCATAATCCAGCTCAGTTTATTAATGGATATTTAATAGATAGGCTGTCTAATTATGGGTTTGGCTCTGTGCCATTTTTTCCAACTACTCCAAGCAGCATTGATCAGTTAACAGGATCTTTGGTGTCACAAAATACTTCTGGGTTATTCGCTGTTTATGATAGGATGTTTAAGCTTCGTAGGGGTCCATTCCCACACATTAAAACTGAGCAATTGTTGTATTATTTTTATGGTACCGCAACAAACGCAATTGGCACACTTATAGAGGTATCTCAAGTAATGCAAGATCTTTTAGACGGTGGAGATGAATCAGCTCAAGAGCTTAATGCTTGGTGTGCAGAAAAGCAAGAATCTAATAATCCCCTAGTGGATAATGCTGGACAGCCATTGCTTTTGCCATTTTTCCATGAAATTAAAATTTATCAACTAGAAGAAAGCAGAGACATTATTGATTTTGGAACTGCCAGAACTTACGCTGGGAATAAGATCATTATTGATTATGCTTGGCATAAATCATAATCTTAATAAAAGAATGCTATAATTGGCATGAGGAAACATCGCCCACTTATCTAACGAAAAAGAGGTGAAAAAATATGGCATATAATCGTGGAAATAGTAACCAAATTATTGTTGGTGCTGCAGCCCTATTCACATATGAAGACGGAGTTCTAACTGAGAACTTGCTGCCTTCCTATGTGGAAAACGTTTCTTACAAGGACACCCTTGAGGACGAGGTTGGAGTATTCCGTAACGTTGGTTACACCATGAACGGTCTTGAGATCCAGTTCCAGCCTGACTTCGGTGAAGTACAGGTTGACCAGGTCCTTGACGTTGCAAAGCTTTACAAGCAGGGTATGCAGGTTAACCTGAACACCACCTTCGCAGAAGCTACTCTAGAGAACCTTCTCTTTGCCCTTGCTGGTAAGGAGGATGACCTAGCCACTGTTGCTGGAAACCCAACCCTTAACCTGTCCGCAGGTGACATTGGTGAGTGTCCAGTTGAGCGTGGTCTTGTTGCAGTTGGTCCTGGTACTGGTGAATGTGCTCTTTCTGACCAGATTGAGCGTGTTTACGTAGCTTACCGTGCACTTTCTATTGAGAGTGTTACTGTAGGTGCAAAGCGTGACGAGGCTACTATGTTTGAAGTTTCGTTCCGTTTGCTACCAAACGATCAGGCTTCATATGGTAAGATTGTTGATCGCACCATCCCAGCTTCAAGCTAATCTATAACTTAATAGAACTGCCCTGGCATTTATTTGCTGGGGCAGTTTGCTTTAGGGTATAATAGTATAATGCCAAATGTCGTATACGAATCAGAAACTATATTTTTAATAGATGGCACTGAGATATTTATTACTCCATTAAAGATTAAATATTTACGTGAATTTATGGATATTTTTGAGAAAATAAAAACAGAGTCAGACGAAGATGAGACGCTAAGTCTATTACTTGAGTGTGCCACAGTGGCAATGAAGCAATATTTCCCATCCTTAAAGACTAAAGAACTGGTAGAGGATGCTATTGACATTAAGACTTTATATAAAATATTAGACATTGCAGCTGGCATTAAGATAAATGAAAACTCTGAACAATCAACAACTGCCCAAGCCAAAGACGCAGAAACTCAGTGGTCTGATATGGATATCGTATCTTTAGAGTCAGAGCTATTTCTTTTGGGTATCTGGAAGGACTATGAAGACCTAGAGTCGTCCTTGTCTATGCCAGAACTAGTGACAACTTTAAATGCAAAAAGAGATGCTGATTATAGAGAAAAGAAGTTTTTGGCAGCGATTCAGGGCGTAGATCTTGACAAGCAGACTGGTAAATCAGAAGAAAATGCATGGGAAAGAATGAAAGCTAAGGTATTTAGCAACGGTAAAACTAGCAATCCAAATGATATTACATCTTTGCAGGGATATGCTGCTCAAAGGGCAGGATTTGGTATTGGTATGGGCCTTGGCTATGAGGATTTAACTAAAAAATCATAAGCTGTATGCTATAATAAACTTACCCCAAAATATATGGAGAGGAAAAAAATGACAACAACAGTCAACGAAACTAAGACTATCAAGTTGATGGATGGCACTGAGATTCACGTACGTCCACTAAAGATCTCTTTGCTAAGAGAGTTTACCAGCAAGTTTGCAGGCATTACTGACATTGCAGAGGATAACCAGAAGTCTATGGATCTACTTATAGACTGTGTTCAGGTTGCTATGAGGCAGTACAAGCCAGAGTTGGCTGCAGATGCGAAGGCACTTGAAGACATTCTAGATCTACCAACCGTATACGCAATTATTGAAGCAGCCTCTGGTATTAACCTTAATGGTACAACCTTGGCAAACGTAAATGTGTAACAACTAAACTATGAGGTAACATGAATGGCTGATATTGAAGCTAATATTGGTATAGGGATAGACACTTCTAATGCCCTAGCTGCAATTAAGCAACTTCAGCGTCAGATATCAGCCTTTCAAAGAGAGCTTCAGGCTAGTTCTGCAGCAAACGCTGCATCTGCTCAAAATTTTCAAAGATCATTAATTTCTGATATTAATGCTACTGGTAAATTTTCAGCTCGCCTTCAAACCATTAGATCAGCCACAGAGTCATTCACAAATGCTCTTGAAAGAAACAAGCTGTCTATGGGCGAATACTTTAGGTTTGCTACAGCCTCTACAAAATCTTTTGGTCAGGCTTTTGCTACAGAATTTAATACAATTGAAAAAGTAGCTGAATCTAGAGTCAAGACTCTGCAGACTCAGTATATATCACTTGGTCGTGACGCTAATGGTGCCTTAAAGTCTATTGCTGTTAGACCTCTGTCGCTAGACATGAATGATCTAGCTACAAGAACAGCTTTTGCTGCTCAAAAACAACAGATTTTTAATCAGCTGTTAAGGCAAGGTTCTACAAACCTTCTAAATTTTGGTAAGAACACTCAGTGGGCTGGTCGTCAGCTCATGGTTGGTTTTACAGTTCCTCTTTCTATTTTAGCAACTACTGCTTCAAAAACATTTATGCAAATGGAGGAGCAGGCTTTAAGGTTTAAGCGTGTATATGGTGAGCTTTTCACGACAGAAGCAGAAACCAATGCAATGGCAGAACAGATTCAGTCATTAGCACTAGAATTTACCAAGTATGGTGTTGCTGTTGAAGACACTATGTCATTGGCAGCTGATGCAGCAGCTATGGGTAAAATGGGAGCAGACCTAACTGCCCAGGTAGCAGAAGCTACAAGGCTAGCAGTTCTTGGTGGGGTAGAGCAGGCTCAAGCATTAGAGACAACAACATCTTTGACAAATGCTTTTGCTATTGCAACTGAAGACTTAGCCAATAAAATTGACTTCCTTAACGCAGTAGAAAACCAGACAGTAACGTCTATTGAAGACCTAACCATTGCTATTCCAAAAGCTGGTCCAGTTGTAAAGCAGCTAGGTGGAGACGTAGAAGATCTCGCCTTCTTCCTGACAGCCATGAAGGAAGGTGGAATTAACGCATCTGAAGGTGCTAACGCTCTAAAGTCTGGTCTTGCATCTTTGATTAACCCAACAGAAAAAGCATCAGACATGCTTATGGGGTTTGGCATCAACATCAAGGGTATTGTTGAAGCTAACAAGGGCAATGTTTCTGGATTAGTAATAGATTTTGCTAGAGCATTAGATACGCTAGATCCAACAACTCGTGCTCGTGCTATTGAGCAGTTGTTTGGAAAGTTCCAGTTTGCACGTCTATCTACCTTGTTCCAAAACGTAGTTTCTGAGGGCACTCAGGCACAAAGAGTTTTAGAGCTTGCTAACGCAACAACTCAAGAATTAGCTCAGTTATCAAGTAGGGAACTTGGAAGACTAGAAGAATCTACAAGCTACAAGTTCCAAAAGGTAGTTGCTGAATTACAAGCAGCTCTAGCACCAATTGGAGAAGACTTTCTAAAGGTTATTATTCCACTAGTTGAATTTGCTAATAATGTTTTAGAGGCATTCAATAGTATGGATGCTGGCGTTCGTCAGTTTGTTGTAGGATCAATAGCAGTACTAGCTGGACTAGGTCCAATCCTTATTATGACCTTTGGTCTATTGGCAAACGGTGTTGCCAATGCACTAAAAGGCTTTGCATTCCTAAGAGAAAGATTCTTGGGTCTAGGTGGCCAGACTACAGTGCTTGGCGAACAGATCCAGTACATGACACAAGAGCAACTTGAGGCATCCGCAGTTGCAGCATCTCTAGATCAAGTTCACAGTGCACTTACACAACGATTCACTACTGAGGCAGCAGCAGTAGACGCTTTGACAGCAGCATATAAGAGAAATATTGCATCACTAGCTGGTCTAAGGGTATCTGCTATTCCATCCACTCTTGGAGGAAGTCCAAGAAAGATGAAGGATGGCGGTATCGTAATGGTACCAGGATCTGGCAAGGGTGACAAAGTTCCTGCAATGCTTGAGCCAGGAGAAGCAGTAATTCCTGGAGATATGGTCAAAAAGTATGGCGGTCTAATCAATGGAATGATTGCAGACAACATCCCTGGGTACCAAAGAGGAAAGCAGTCTGACAAAAAGTCACTCTATGGTGGCTCAACAACAATCTTATCTGGTGGCGGAGTTCCTTTTGCTCCTGGCAATACTGCTGGCTCTAAGCTTGGCATGACACAGGCGTTTTTTGAAAGTGAAGATTTCACCAAGATGTTCTCAGCAGGTGCAATTGGTGCTGCATTTAGGGCAAATGCAAAATCTGGCGAACAGATGAATCTTGCTGGATTAAATGCTTATTTTGAAGAAACTGAGCAGGATCTTAAAGATATTGTAGATATCCTAAGAAAGTCTGAAGAAAGTTTAAGAAAAGCTGGAAAAAACATTGATTCGTTTGACGATATTACAGCTAATGCTAAAAAAGAGCTAGAACAAAAGTTTGATGCTATGACTGCTAAGAGTGACAGGGCAGCAAAGGTAGCACAAACTGTACAGAGAGAAATGCTTGATCCAACAAGAGAGAGTATGCTAGCAAGCAAGCTTTCAGAAACTAGAGCTAGAGCTATTAAGGCAAATCCAGTTACAGGAGCTATGACAGAGACTGTCTTTAGAATGACAGGAACTAAAGGTAGAGATGCTGCAACAAAAGCTGCTCAGTTAATGTTCCCACAAGATGTAGCAAGACTTTCAGCACAAGGAGCAAGTTCATTTGCACACCTTAATGAAAAGAGGCTTGGAGGCCCATCTCTTCCAATGCGTGGAGGTATGCTAACAGCAGACCCAGCCCTTCTTGCTGCTGCAACTGCTAAGTTAACAGAGGCATCAGCAAAACAGGCAGCAAAGTATCCTCAAGGTGTTTTAACAAGTCGTAATGCAGCTAATGTAGATCTTGTAAGCCCTGCTGCCACTAAGGCTAGTGCAGACAAGGCAGCAAAAATTTATACTGAAGAGTTTAAGAAAAAGACAGAGGATGCCTATGTAGCCACACGTGATAGGAATAGCCCACATCCACTAGCAGCTAAAGACGGTGCTGATGATGCAAAGGCATATGATAGTTCATTTAAAAAGACCTCAAGAAGGGCAGCTTCTGGCGGTACAGTTACTGTTGGATCAGAAAGTGGAAAGTTCGTAAAGGATCCAAAGTCTGGCAACGTTTTCTCTGCTGAAAAGTTTGCTAAGCAAGAAGAGTCTAGAGCAAAAGCAGTGGGCCGTTCAACGCAAATGGTTGTAGACTCAATGTCTAAATTTTCTTCAAAAGTGCAGGGAGTTACATTTGGTATTTCAGCAGTAGCTGGCATTCTGACTATGTTTGGTGGTACAGTTGGAGAAGTTGGAAATGTTCTGTTCCAAGTTAGCGGAACTTTATTTGGTTTGATTACTGCAACACAACTTCTCATTACTGCAAAAATGAAAGAAGCTGCCACATCTGCAATTGCAGGAATGGGTGGTTTTGGTGGACTATTGAAGGGTCCTGGAGGAAAGATTGCTAATCTATTTGGAAATCTTGGAACAATCCTAACAGCAGTTCTTCCTAATCTTGCTAGATTTATTCCAGTTATTGGAATTGCCGTAACTGCACTTAGTGCTTTTGCATTCGTTGCAAACATAGCTGAACAGCAAAGGAAAAAGATTGAGGGTCTTGGAAATGCTGCCTTTATTAGTGGAGAAAAGCTTAAGGCAGCTGGAGAAATGTTTGGATTTACTGCAAAGGCTAGCTCTTTGCCACAAGCATTCCAGGGCAAAGCCTCTGCATCTCCAGAGATAGCAGCTCAGGCAGCAGAGCTTGGTGCTAGTGAAGAATTTGCAAATCAGTGGCAGACAGAAATAGATGCAGTAAAGGCAGCAACTCCAGCTCAGGCTCAGGCAATTCTTTACTCATTAGCACAGCAGCTTGCTGCATCTGGTGCACCAACTGAAGCAGTGCAGGCAATAATTAAGGCAATTACAGATGCTGCTGGACAGAAAGAACTTGACCTATCATTCTCAAAGATTAACTTTGCTGGAACAACAGTAAAGACAGCTGCATCTCAAGCTGCAGAACTTTTCAATGCTGAGTTTGCTGCAAGCACACAAAATGTTGGCAGGGGTATGCAAATGGGCAATACTCAGACAAACAAAGAAAATGCAGCAATTGTCGGATCTGCATTTGCTTCTGATCTAACTGCAATTAATGCTAAGTTGCTTGAGGGAACAATAACAGTTGATGACTTTAATACTCAAATGTCTGAGTTGGGAACTCTTTGGTCATCATTGGGAGAAGCTGGACAAAAGTTGGTATTGCCAAACCTAGCTGAAAAGATAGGTGCTACAGAAGCTATAGAAGGAATTAAGGATACAGAGGATGCCTTCATGTTGCTTCAGGCAGCAGCTACTGGATTAGACCCAACAGAGGTTGCAAATCTTGCTAAGGCTATTAAGGAAGGACAGGACAGCTCTGATCCAACAAAGGTCAATGCATATAAGAAGGCTCAAGAAAAGCTTAATACTGTCATTAAGACTGGGGCTAAGGCTACTGCAGATCTTGTAGCTAGACAAAAAGAAAAGAATAAGCAGGACGAACTTGCTGCTGAATTTACAGGTGCAACTGGTGCAATTCAAGCAGACATTGACGCATTAAATCAGCAAACAGATGCCTATAATGATTTAATTGACAAGGGTTGGAGCACAGTAGACGCATTGATGGCAGTTAGGGATGCTAACTTTATGGTAGCATACTCTACAGCAGTTAATGCTACAGCCCAGCAAGAAGTAATTGACAAGTACAAAGAACTTATAAACTTGACTAAGACATCGCCTGTTACGTCTGGTGGTGGCGGTGGTAAAAAGTCACCGTTCCAAGAAGGGGTAGAAGGCTTACAAAATCAGCGTAAGCAGCTTATTGACATGTCTGTAGCATACAGGAAGTTGACAAAAGATGGCATGAGTGCTACACAAGCTTTTGAGGCAGTTCAAGACCCAGCTACCGCTGCAGCCTTGGCAGCTACCAAGGTGGGAACTAAGGGCTGGGAGAAGCTTGTATCGTTGCTTAAGCAGACTAACATTCTTGCAGAAAAGAAGGCCATTAAGGAGCTATTGCGTGGCACCAAGGATGAAACTGCAATCCTACGTAAGCAGAATGTTGTAACAAAGGGACTAGACAACCTTGGTTATACATATGAGCAAATTCAGGAAATTATTGCAGACCCAACAGCATTGAATCTAATTTATAAAGATTTAATGAAAGATGGAAAGATTAATGCAAAAGAAACTCTAGAGTATTTGCAAGAAATTAAAAAGCAAGATGGTCTCACAGTTGAGCTTAACCTTAAGACTAAAGAAGGTGCAGCACAAGAGTTCCAGAAGCTATTTGACAAAGCTGTAGAATATCTAAACGAACAAAGGGTTAAGGTAGAGCTAGACTTTGAAGTGGCTACCGCTGCTGATCAGGATATTATAGAAAAAGCAGAAGATCAAATAGCAGGAATCCAATATGTAATTGATGACTATGAGGCAGAGCTTGTTGGTATTGAAAACCAAGAAGAAAAAATTAACAAGCAATATGATGCTAGACAGAAGGCATTAGAGTCAGTTGCTAAGGTAAACGATAAAATTGCTAGACAGCAAAAGGGTCAGCTTAATGTTGCAGATGCTTTGGCTCAAGGTGATATTGCTGCTGCAGCAAGAGCAGCTCAAGAACTAGAAGCTCAGAATAGACAGGATGCCATTGATTCACAAAGAGAGGCCCTAGACAGAGCACGTCAGACTGATCTTCGTGGAGTACGATCTGCTAGCGGAAAGTCAAGAGAGCAAATTGAGGCTGAAGTTAAAAAACTTAAGCAGCAAATTTTTGAAATTGAAGAAAAGAGCTTGGAGCCAGCTCGTGAAAGAGTCCGTCTACAAGAAATCACTAAGCGTGAAGCAGTCCAAGCTATTGAAGCACAAATTCGTGAATGGGATATTCTTCAGAACAAAGTAAACCTAGCAAAGCTTAAGCTAACTCCAGAAGAAATGCAGGCAATGAAAGACCAGGCCAAGGTTATTGCAGACATGCTTCAAAACTGGGAAGACATTAAAGATAAGACTGCTATTCTTACTGTTATAAAGAAAACAGTAGAAGAGGGTTCTGGTGGTTCAGGTGGCTCTGGCGGTGGCAACGGTGGAAATGGTGGCATACCAGATACGACATCTGGAGATTCCGTGACAAGGCCAAGGACCTCTGATCAGCAAATCATGGATGCAAAAGCTGCTCTAAACAACAAGAACACAGCTGTAGCAGCAAGCACTATTCTAGCGAAAGCAGCTGGAGTTCTTGACTCAAATGGAAGACTAACCACAACAGCAGACACTGCAGAGAAAAAGATTAATTCCACAGTTGCAAAGGCTGCTACTACAATTGCCAACAATTTAAAGGCAGGATCATTAACTGGAACCTCATCTTCATCAGCTGGAGAAACAAATAGATTTGCAAATCTTGCAGGATCCATAAAGGCCACAAAGCCAGGAACAGTAAACACCACTACATTAGCTGGTATTTTAAAGGCTAGTGGAGTCAATAAGCTTGCTGGTGGCGGTATGGTCAAGTACATGGCTAATGGCGGACTATTTAGTTCATTAGGAACTGACATTGTTCCAGCAATGCTAACGCCTGGAGAGTTTGTGGTTAGTCGTCCAGCAGTTAAGAATTTTGGTGCAGACAGACTAAAAGCAATCAATTCTGGTGCATCAGTTGGCGATTCCATGTATAATTATAAGATAAATGTAAATGTTCAATCTAATGCTAATCCAGATCAAATTGCTAGAGCAGTTATGACTCAGATTAAGCAGGTAGATTCACAAAGAATTAGGGGTAATAGGTTCTAATGGCTACCAATAACTATATGACTGGAAGAAAGAAGTTCGCCAGGCCTCAGGGTATGCTATGGGCTGATAACCCTGGAACTTCTACTGGAGGTCTATACATTCCAGATGGATATGAGGTTGGAGCTATCGTACCAACAAATACTGACCCACTGCTTATTGATCAATTTATTATTTTATCTGATCATAACAGGTCGCCAATTGACATAAGGCCAGTAAGGCTAGAAAAGCGTGAGCGTATGATTAATGGCAGAATGCGTTCCCACCACATTGCAGATAAGCTTACAATGAATATATCTTGGGATTTGCTTCCATCAAGATCATACAGCAAGTTCCCTGGATTTGACGTTTCTGGACTTCCAACTGACTTTACTACCTCAGTAGACCATGACTCAGATGAGGATACTCCAAACAGAAATGCAAACTTGTCTGGTTCTCCATATATAGATGATCAGCAGTTTACCGTTGATGGTGGTGCAGGTGGAAATGATTTATTGCAATGGTATCAAAATCACCAAGGACCATTTTGGGTATACCTTGCATATGATAAATATATAAACTATGCATCTAATGACCCTGAAAAATACTCTAAAATAAATCAGTATAACGAAATTGTACAAATGTATATTTCAGATTTTAGCTATTCCATTGTAAAGCGTGGAGGACTAAACCACGATTTCTGGAATATATCAGTATCGCTAGAAGAGGTATAAATGTTTATTGAAGAATCATTAAATAATCATCTAGCCACTTCTCCAACAATTAAAACACAGTCTGCAATTATTGCGGAATGGAACATGAACTTTCCAGAAAACATTGCAAAAATTGGAAACTATAGGTATAGAAGATTTGATACTGGTATTTATTCATCATTAGTTGATAGCTTTGATATTCAAGATGCTGGTAGATTCTATACTGATGCTACGGATGCAGATGTTATTGTAGACGGTGGCTTTGACTCAGACAATCAGCTAATTCCATTTAAAACCAATAAAGAAAAAGAAAAGCTATTCTATTCTTTAGAGGATTGTTTTGGAAGGTTTAGGCCTCGTTCTGGCATTAACAAGGTTCGCTATGGCGTAACCCCATTTGTGCATCACTCTAATCCAGACATGGCTAGTAGGCCAAGATATTACGTTGCCAGTAAAGATGATAAGTTTAAGTATTGGTCATCGTATAGAACTGAAAACGGTATAGAGTATGGAATAGCAAACATCCCATATCAGTCCCAAAATTACATCAATGATGCCGTACCATTTGTAGTTTATAAAGAGCCAGTCCCAGCCAATAGGATTGTTGTTAAGATGCAAACAAATGTTGGAGATATCACTACTGGCGAATCTGGCACATTGTCTGGAAATATAGATGATCCACTTTATGGAGACAACAACAAGACAACTCCAACTGGTTGGAAGATTCAGTATCTTTTAAATAATACCTGGGTAGATGCTAAGGTCTTTGACCCATCATCTGTTAGACCAGATGGATCAGCTATCATTGGTAATGATGGATATGTAGAATTAGCCTATGGATTAATTGTTCCAGAAGAATTTCAGGAAATATTTATTGATAATGGAGAGATATCTTCCATAAATTTACTTCCAGTAGAATCGCAAGATGGAAATGCCTTCTTGGTAAAAAATGGAGCTAATAGTCTTGGCACTTATTATATTTGGAAAAGAAATGGTTATACAACATTTCAACCAAAATATGATTGGTTTTTGCTAGATCCATCAGTTAAAAATACAACGCCATTCTTAAATGATTTGGGGAATCCGTCACAATTTTTAGATACAGCAAATAATGTACCTGTATTTAGAGAGTTTCAGTATATTTCTGGAATTAGGGTTGTAGTAGAGTCAATGAATAAGATAGGCTCTACATTTGATCTAATTGAAATTTCTCCAAGATTGGTAGCAGACATATCTGATATTGTAGTTTCTTTTAATATCACTAAGCCAATGTCTGACCTAGGAATTGCTGGCTTGCCAGTAGGCCAACTTCTTGCATCAGTAGGTTCTATAGGAATTTTTGACTATAATGATGCCTTTAATCCAAACAATTTTAATAGTGTCATAGCTGACTATCTTGGGAAAAATCTACAAATCAAGTTTTATGAAATTGTAGTTGATGTTGATGGCATTAATTTTTATATTCCAATTAAAACAATGTATGCCGAAAAATTTCCAGAGCTATCCTCATTAGATAGAACTGTAAATATTGAGCTAAGAGACATGTTCTTTCATTTTGAATCTGTCACAGCACCACAAATCCTTATTCCAGACGTTTCGCTGTCATATGCCGTTTCTGTCTTGCTAGACAATATTGGATTTTCAAATTATATTTTTAAGCGTTTGCCAGACGAACAAGACACGATTATTCCTTACTTTTATGTTGGACCAGACGAATCAATTGCACAGGTATTACAAAAGTTAGCAGTATCAACACAGACAGCCATGTTCTTTGATGAGTATAATAATTTTGTGTGCATGACCAAAAATTACCTCATGCCGTCTTCTGATGAAAGAGAAACTGACATTGTTTTTTCTGGATCCGTTGACTCGTCATCTTCAGGTATTGTTAAGAATTTAACAGACAAGCCATATTTGTCTAATATTATTAGTATTAATTCAAAAGAAAAAAATATTTTTAATGATGGACAAATTTCTTATAGCACTAGGTATATTCAAAAAAGCCAGGCCACAATTAAGCAGGCTTACTTAAATGATCGTGGTAAGACTTGGATATATAAGCCAGTGCTACTTTGGGAGGTATCAGCCTCTGATTCAACAAAGTCAGTAAACGAACAAACATCAACATCAGAGGCTTTTGCACTAACAGCTATTCCATTAAATTCAGACCTTTCTAATGCGATACCAACAGTTGTAAATCATAATATTGTAAACAACATAATTGATTTTGGCGAAGCTGTTTACTGGATGGGAAGATACAACGGATACTTTTATGCGAATGCTGAAATTATAAAATTTGATGCAATTGAATATAGCATTACAGGCCAAGGACGACCAGTATGGATTACAAGTGTTCAGGACTATCAGTATTATTTTTCAAAAATTCCATTCAATGGCAAAATGTATCCAACTGGTAGAGTAAGGATCTATTCAGAACCCAACTATGAAACTGTTCAGGGTATAAGCCGTATTGTAAATGGAGCAGTTGCAAAGCATGGAAGAGGGCAGTTTGGAACTCAGATTACAAATCATACTGCTGGCCTAGATTCTTATTGGAAAAATAATGATAATGTTCGTGGCTGCCTCATGCAATCATCTTATTTGTTTGGCAGTAACGACACGCTCCCAACCTTATCAATAAATGCAGCTGGAGTAAGCAACGATAAGGCAAAAAAGTCTATCAGAACAGATCTAATTAAAAACTATTTAAGTTCCTCATATGCCACAGAATTACCTCAAAACACGAAGTCATCTATTGAATCTCAAACCGTTCAGTCTTCAGCATTAGTTTTTGAGGGTCCAAGTTTTGAAACAAATGACTCTCCAATTGATTTTATATCATATGTTTATAAGACAGTCAACTCATCTACCAAAAAGTATAAGCATTTTGGAACTAGGATGAGAATTATTGGAAAAGTTTTAAATGATGTTGTTATGACCCAGGCAGCATCTGGTGCAATGACATATTATAAAGCAGAAGCTTCAGATCCTCAATTTGGTGGATTGGTTTCTGGAGGTTCTGGCGGTATTGCAGTCCTACTTAATAAAAATACTAACGTTGGATATTACTATGAAATTATTGCATTAGATGCAGCAAACATTAGTCAATATGACACTGATGGGGACACAGATGGCACTCAGTCTAATCTTGCAAATGTTGTTTTTTATAAAGTACAAAGCGATGCATCTGGAAAGGCTATTCCAGTTAAATTATGGAGTGGCTTAACTAACATAGCAGTGGATAGTGGAAATTTTGCTGGACAAGAAAGAGTGTTCGCACAAGAGTATCAAACAGTATACGACTTGGGTGTTGACTATGAAAACACTGGATCATCAAGAAAGTTTTATTTATATCTTAACGATACACAAATAGCCACAGTTACAGACACTGCTCCATTGCCAGAATATGACAGCATGGCAATGTTTGTGCGTGGCTCTTCAAAATGTATGTTTGAGAATGTGTATGCCATAGGAGACAATTACAGTAGTAATTCTGGAACAGTGATTGGCACAGTTAGTCCAATATTTTCTAAAAAGGATGTTACTATCAATGATTCGTTTACTAAGTACGCCCTTAGTGGCATTGTCCAGTCTACATTTTTATCTGGGATTAGCTCGTTAACCGTGCCACAGTACAACATCTACTTTGATGAGTTTGGAACTATTATGCGTGAAGCAGCATATTTTAATATTAAATATGATAAGGCTTACCCAGCTCTTTACTCTAAGATTTCGCCAACTTTTACTAGGCTAAGAGGATATACAGTGTCTGGATACTATGGTGGATCTTATGGTGCAGAATTCTTAGTTTTTAATGCATCTAATACTACCTTAAGATTTGACGAAAAAACAGGTAACTACTTAAGAATTCAGGGCATTACTTTTACACAAAATTCTCAACATGACCTTACCGTAGACGAATACTATGATAAGAAGAGTGACTTTTCAAATCCTGAAATTGGAGAGTCTGGGTCAGTAGGATCATTAATTAAGATAAAAGAAAATTATCAAGATATAAAGGCAAGCAGGATGTCTTATGGCACAAATGAATTTTCTTTGGCAACTGATTATATCCAAAGCAAGGATGCAGCATATGAGCTGATGGGCTGGCTTACTACAAAAATTATGAAGCCATCTTTATCTGTTGGCGTAAGGCTTTTTGCTACTCCAACTATTCAGCTTGGGGACATTGTGGAAATTGATTACCAAGTTGACGATATTGATCAAATTGCACCAAGGTCTAGCAGATTCGTGGTATATAATATTGAGTATTCTAGGTCTTCAGCAGGTCCAGAAATGAATGTTTATATGAGTGAGGTATAGTATGGAATACGATAAAACTTCATATGTTTGGGATGATGATCGTGGTGGATTTAAGCCAATGTCTAAGCCAGTTACCACTGGCTGGACCTGGGACGATGATCGTGGTGGCTTTAAGCCAAGTGTAGAAGATAGCGGAAAGTATGCGTCTGTGGGCGGATGGATATACCCAACTTCTGGAGTTGCCCCAGCTTCTGAGCCAGCTGTTCCGCAGGTAGGGTCTCAGCCAGCATCGTCTGGTCAATCAAGCTCTGTAGTGGCTTCATCTGTGCCATCAGTAGCAGTTAAAGTGGCAACCCCAGACATTATTGAGTTTGACTCAGGCACAATTCCAATAGAATTAATGCAGGATCTTTTATTTGAAGATATTGGTGGTCAGGAATTATTAATAGTTTCTAGACACGACATGTTAAACGGAAGACCTGTGGCCTATCATCCAATTAGAAATATTGGTGATATATCGCTTCAGTATAACTCAGATAATATTTTATCAATGCCAGATACGATTAAAAACTATTTTAAAAACTTTAACGTGGTGTTGTCCACTACCGTTGTGGAGATTGATGGAAATGACTCATCTCCTAATATTTATAATGATTTAGACACTCAAAGCCAGACTTTTGGGTCTGTTGTTTTAGAGTTTAAAAATCTTAACTTAAACCAACAAGTAGAGGTCCAAATTTTAAAAAACGGAATACCCTTTGATGATACAATATATGTGGGTACAGGAGTAGATTCATAATGATAACAAATACTGGCAAAAACATATTGGCTAAATACCTTATTGGTAATGCCCCAGCCTATGCCTCGCATATAGCCCTTGGCTGTGGAGCTATTCCACTAGAAACTTCAGCAGAGCTTGACGACTATTCTGATAAGCAAGTACTTGATTTTGAAATGTTTAGGGTGCCAATTAGTTCCAGAGGCTACATTACTGAAGACAACGAAACAAAGATTGTTTTTACTGCAGAAATTCCAAGCCTTGAAAGATATGAAATTACTGAAATTGGACTGTATTCAGCAGGCTCAAACCCATTAATTTCTGGATATGACAGTAGAATTTTATATTCTTTTGCAAGACAAGAAGCCTGGACATATAATGGTAATACACTTCCTATTATAGATACTCCTCTAGATGCTACCAATGCAACTAATGATTTGGCTACAACTAGTTTAGCTTTTCAAACTAATGCAACAAATAGATTTTTTGCTAATATAAATAGACAAAAAAGAAATGAACAATGCAGATATTTAAATAATATGGTCATGATTAGGGGTGACTTTTCCCCAACTGGCACGACAAGCACAAACTTCATATCATTACCAACAGGATCTTTAAATCTTGAAAGAAATGCATCAAGCGATATTATGAAGGTGGCATTTTCATTAGTCAATGTTTCAGGAACAACTCCAGCAGCAAAGCCAGACGAAGTAAATGTAACACTTCAGTTCCTTACTACTACTGGAGAAACTGCTACATTTTTAGGACAAGTAAAAGATTCTTCTGTTGGTGGAGACTATGACTTCAATGATACAAGATATTTTATAGTATCAAAATCTTTAGGTCAAATAACTAAGAGTACTGGATTCTTATGGTCACAGGTATCCACACTAAAAATATTTGTTTCAGTAGTTGATGGAGCAGTTGCAACTGATGATTATTTTGTTGCTTTGGATGCAGTTAGAATTGACAACATATCATCAGAAAATCCCATTTATGGTTTAACTGGATATTCTGTTATTGTCAATCAGGGTACTGATGGCACGAACACCTATCCAACTCCAGTAATCAAATTCCCAAATAGCAGTAGTTATGTAGAATTTAGACTTGGAATTGATATTTAATGGAAAATGATGCAGCAAATAAAAGAGTAATTGTTCCATTACAGTCCCTAAAGCTTGCTGCTAGAGTAGTAAACGGTACTGCAAGGGGTGAATATCAATTAAGATATAGAGTTATTTCTGAAGATAAGAATACATTTTCTGAATGGTCTCCTATATATAAAATTATTGCCCCAACTGTAGCTACCCTCATTTCACCACTTGTAACTATCAATTCTATTTACACCAGAGTTAGTGCAAATCTAGCCACAATTAACTGGGAAATCCCACCTATCTTATCAACAATTCAGGAATATGATTTGTATGTAAAGTGGGGGTCGTTTTCTGGAGGTACTGTAACCTTTCCAACTGGGGCAGAGTATGAGTATTATGGATCTTTTACATCAAATAGATTAGATATAATTAAGCCAACAACTAAGGCATCTTTTACTGGAGCAAACTTTTTGCTTCAAAGATCAACCTTCCCCAAAATTGTAGTTCCTGGGGCAAAAGTATTTGAGCTTACAAATAGACAGTTTTAGTGCTATAATGGAGTAACTATGGCAAAAATTCCTACACCAGATAGAGGTCAGCCTCTAGACGTATCATACATTTATCAGATTGTTGAAGCTGTTAATGATATCTCATCTCAGGTATCATCTTCAACATACAAGTATGCATCTATTGACACTTCAAATGGCACACAAAATAGCCTGATATCAGAAATGAAGGTAGTTGCTGGACAGATTTTGGTAAGTGATGAAAACATTACTGTTGGCAAAACAGCATCCTACAACTATTCTTTTAAGGGTGAATATAAGTATCCACCAATTGTTGTTGTAACACCACAGCTTCAAAATGCTACAACTGCTGGTAAAAACATCGCAGTAGTTGTTGAAAGTGTTACAAACTCTAGAGCAGATATTTCAGTTACATACAATGCTTCTGGAGCAGCCTCTTATAAGCTTAACATTATTGCAATAGGTGTACCTAACTAAAGAAGGTCTGTTCTATGCAGAGTAAAGATGGTTTTGTAAGTCTTGAAGAATACAACAAGTTGCCAGTTATTCCTGGCAGTAAAAAGGTTTGGTTCTTAAACGGAGATTTAGTAAGATCTCATCACATAAATAGGTCTAACGGAATTATGTCTGTTTATAATATTATTCATGATAGGATTGAAAGCTGTTTAGTCTCAGATTTTAAGAAAAATAGACAACGTGCCTATACAGTTGGCGAAACCGCTAAGCTAGTAAATAGACATAAAAAGTATATGCCTAACCTAATGAGACGTGGAATAATCCCACATCCAACTGGATCTCAAAAGGGTGGGGAAACTGGGTGGCAAGTAAGAAGCTATTACTCAGAGTCGCAAGTTCTTGAAATTCGTGATATACTTGCTTCCTATCATATGGGAAGGCCACGTAAAGACGGACTCATAACTAACGATATAACCCCATCTAGGCAAGAGTTGACAAGACGTATGGGTGATGGTATACTGACTTATATGAGAACAGAAGACGGCAGGTTTGTTCCTGTTTGGTCTGAATCAATATAGAAGAAAGATGATGGGTATGGAAAACGAGAGCACTAAGATTGGCGTAACTTTGGGCTACACTCTTAATTTAGGAAATTTTCAATCACTAAGGATTGATCTTGCAGTAACAGACAGCAAGCGTGAAGGCGAAAATACTAACGAAGCCTTTGAGCGTGTGTATAGCTTTGTAGAAGGCAAGCTTGCTGAAAAGGTTAAGGAAGCTTCTGCGGAGATAGAGGCAAAGTAAATGGCTGAACGCAAAGACCGTATGGCTTTGCTAAGTCGCTATAGCAAGTTGCATACTGCTAAGTATGGGCAAAAGCCAACCTTTAATATAAATGTAGAGCAATGGTCAGCAGACGGCCTAATTGAGTCCTACTCTTTACAAGGCTGCTATGATTTGCTACAATATTATTTCGACGTGGCACAGTCTCCAGCATGGAAATACTTTGCCAATTATGCTCAAGATATCATTGATAAGCGTGAGCAGTATGAACAAGACAAACAAGAACGAGCACAGCGTAGGCTGGCAGCAAAGAAGTGGTTAAGTGAGTAATACAGAAGCTAAGGTACTATCAGCAGTACTAGAAGATAGGCAAATTCACGTTTTGCTACAAGCAAATGTTGAAACTTTGCTTAGAACGCATAACGATATCTGGAACTTTATCAGGCTATATTCTGAACAAAATAATGCTGTTCCGCCAAAGAGCCTAGTCGTTGAAAAATTTAGAGACTTTACTCCAGTAGAAAGTGTAGGGTCTACCAAGCATCACTTAGAAGAATTGCAGGGCGAATATCTTAATGACAGTCTTAAGGATATTCTTAGAAATGCTGCAGGAGAGGTCCAGAGTGGACAAGGAACTAAGGCCCTTGAAGAGCTAATTACTAAAACCTCTGAACTAAAAAAGAACACTGCAGCAATTAGAGATATTGATGTAACTGATCTTGAAAGTGCTATAGCCTATTATGAAAATTTAAAGAAGCAGCAAGAGCTTGGCTCAGTTGGAATTAAAACTGGCCTACCAGGATTTGACAACTATCTCCCTGCAGGCATTATGCCAGGACAGCTTGGAGTATTCCTAGCGTATCCAGGTATTGGAAAGTCTTGGCTTTCACTATACTTTGCAGTACAGGCATGGAAGCAAGGAAAGTCACCTCTAGTAATCTCCCTAGAAATGAGTGAGACAGAAGTTCGTAATCGTGTATTTACAATTATGGGAGAAGGACTTTGGTCACATCGTAAACTAAGCAACGGTATGGTTGATATTGACGACTTAAAGCGTTGGCACAAGTCAAAGCTTGAGGGTAAGCCAGAGTTTCACATTATTTCTAATGATTCTGGTGGAGATGTAAACCCATCTGTTTTGCGTGGAAAGATTGATCAGTATAAGCCAGACTTTGTAATTGTAGATTATCTACAGCTTATGTCTCCAAATCAAAAATCAGATAATGAGACTGTTCGCATGAAGAACCTTTCTCGTGAGCTAAAGCTTCTGGCTATTGCAGAAGAGGTCCCAATCATAGCTATCTCCTCAGCGACTCCAGATGACGTTACAAAGCTAGATACTGTGCCTACCCTAGGTCAGACTGCATGGTCTCGTCAGATTGCCTACGATGCTGACTGGGTAATGGCTCTTGGTAGAGGGGCTAACTCAGACATTATTGAGTGTGTTTTCCGCAAAAACCGTAATGGCTTTATGGGGGAATTCCTAGTGCAGGTAGACTTCGACAAGGGATGGTATAAGTACAAAGATATGGAAGATATGTAGTTATAATATATGCATGGATACCTTGCATCATAAGCCCATAAAAAGGTTTCACCTGAATGGTATTATTTATGACGACTCTGCAATTGTTAGACTGCGTGACGAGTATGGTAGACTATTAAAGACAGAAATGAAACTTCTTGGCTATGTCCCAAGACTTGACATTAATCAGGATTTTACAATAAAATATATAGAAGAAAAACAGTACTTTGAATTTGAATTAACATTATATGGAGTATACGTAGGGAAGAAAAAAGCAGAATGGATTATAGGAATAGACGAAACCAAAGTAATATCTATACAGCAGAGCAAATTAAGCGAGTTCTCGCAGGAGCAGGTATAGATGTTGAATCTGAGGTAGACTCTGATTACATTATTTTCTGCCCATTCCATGGTAATCACAGAACTCCAGCAGGCGAAGTAGACAAAACTTCTGGCGTTTTCTTCTGTTTTTCATGTCACCATGTCACTGATCTTATTCAATTAATTATGCATACCTCTGGTAGAACATATTTTGAGGCAGCAAGATACATTAAGAGTAAGGAAACTGATGCCAGCATTGAACAAGAGATAAACAGAAAGCTTGTCGCTAAAGCTGACTATGTTCAATATGATCAAGTTTTGATTAAGAGATTAAACCAGCAAGCATTAGAGTCTCCAAGGGCCATGAGGTATTATCTTGGTAGGTCTATTACAGAAGAGTCTGTTCGCAAGTTTGCACTTGGCTATTCTGATAAGCAAGATATGGTAACTATTCCAGTACATTCCCCAGATGGCATGGAGGTAGGCTTTGTTGGAAGGTCTGTTGAAGGAAAAGATTTTAAAAATACTCCAGGCCTGCCAAAGTCTAAGGTATTGTTTAATTTGCATAGAATTAAAACAGCTAATAAAGTATACGTAGTTGAATCCTCATTTGATGCCATTCGCTTAGATCAGTGTGGTTTTCCAGCGGTAGCTACATTGGGTGCAAATGTATCCAACATACAAATAGAACTTCTTCAAAAGTATTTCAATGACATTTATGTTATTGCAGATAACGATGAAGCAGGCGGTAATATGAAAGACAGGATAGTTGAACGACTTGGATCTCGTGTTACCGTTGTCACATTAGACAAAAAATATAAAGATATTGGAGATATGGACGATGAGGCAATAAAAAATATTGATTATTCGTTTGACAAAACCATATCGCTAATGCTAAACTAATAAAGCTAATTTATATAGCAATTACTATAAGGAGATATACACTATGAGTGTTGTAAAAGGGCTAAAGAATATCAATGCACTACTTGATAAGCCAAAGTACGATGAGAACACAGCCAAGGTTCGTTGGCTAAAGCTTGCAGACGGTCAGTCTGTTAAGATCCGTTTTGTTGAAGAGCTAGATGAAGATTCTGCTAGCTATTCTGCAGATCGTGGTCTTGCTCTTGTTGTTAAGGAGCACACTAATCCAAAGGACTACAAGCGTAAGGCAGTAGACACCATGGACACTGAGGGCCGTGACTGGGCAGAAGAGATGCACCGCAAGGACCCAAAGGCAGGATGGCGTGGTCGTCTGCGTTTCTACTGTAACGTTGTAGTAGATGATGGCATTGAGGCACCATACGTAGCTATTTGGTCTATGGGTGTCAGCAAGCAGTCTGCATTTAACACTATTCGTGAGTATGCAATTGAGACTGGAAGTATCTCAAACCTACAGTGGAAGCTAAAGCGTAATGGCCAGGGTACTGAGACCAGCTACACTCTAATTCCATCTGCACCAGATACTCAGCCATTTAATTGGTCTGATGTAAAGCCATTCCCACTAGAGTCTGCATTGAACAAGGTTCCATATGCAGAGCAGGAGGCTTTCTATCTGGGCTTTGACACACCAGGAGCATCTTCTTCTTCCAACATGGACTGGTAAGAGGTAGAATTGACTTACATTGGTTTGCATGTCCATTCGCACTTTAGCCTATTTGATGGTATCGCCACACCAGAAGAGTACATTGATAGGGCCATAGATCTTCAAATGCCAGCATTGGCATTGACAGATCACGGTTCTCTTTCTGGGCATCGTGAATTTTATCGAATTGCTAAGCAAAAGGGCATCAAGCCAATTCTTGGAGTCGAAGGATATATAACTGAAAATCGCTTTGACCAGAGGGATAAGGAAGAGCGTCAAGGTCTACTAGATCTTGTATACAATCACGTTATCATTCTGGCAAAGGATAAGATTGGGCTAGAAAACTTAAACAAGCTCAACGAGATTGCGTGGACTGAGGGTTTCTACAAGAAGCCACGTATCGACTATGAGGTGCTAGAGAAGTACTCAGAAGGACTTGTTGTCCTTTCTGGGTGCCTCTCTGGTGCCCTAGCCAAGGCTATTGAGGCAGAAGAGTTTGCCGAAGCCAAGAGAATTATTGAGTGGCACAAGAGAGTATTCAAAGATGATTACTACATTGAGGTAATGCCACATAATCCTGCAGAAGTTAACAAGCAGTTGCTTGCCCTGGCTGATGAATACGGCGTAAAGACCGTAATTACTCCAGACTGCCATCACGCTCACACTGGTCAAAAAGAAATCCAGGAGCTTAAACTAGTATTAAACACATACTCTAACAAGGTTCAAAAAGATGCTACGTATGAAAAGTCTTGTAAGCACGACAACCTTGTAGACAGGCTTCAATATCTTTATGGAGACCGTGATATTAGCTTTAGCGAATATGACATTCATCTGCTTTCTGACGAAGAGATGCACAAAGCTATGCAAGCCCAGGGCATTGATCGTGAAGATATGTATGAGCATTCAGTAGAGATTGCCAACAAGATTCAGGACTATGACATTCAGGATCACCTAGACCTATTGCCAGTTCAGTATCAGAACCCTAATGAAGAACTTCTAAAGTTTGCTATGGAGGGTTTGAAGCAACGAGGCCTAGCGGAAAAGCAAGAGTATTTGGACAGGCTTGACGAAGAGCTAGATGTTATTAAATCAAAAAACTTTGGGCCATATTTCCTAGTTGTTCGTAATATGATTAACTGGGCTAAAGAACAGGGAATTATGGTGGGGCCAGGACGTGGTTCTGCTGCTGGATCTTTGCTATGTTATGCACTTGGCATTACAGATGTAGACCCAATTGTACATGGATTGCTGTTCTTCCGCTTTATTAATCCAGAGCGTAATGACTTTCCAGATATTGATACTGATATTCAGGATTCACGTCGTGAGGAAGTCAAGGATTATCTAGTTAGACAATATAGGCACGTTGCATCTATTGCAACATTCTTGGAGTTTAAGGACAAGGGCGTTGTGCGTGATATTGCACGTGTCCTACATATCCCATTGACAGATGTCAACAAAGTTATGAAGGTGGTGGATACTTGGGATGATTACTGTACGTCAAAGCAAGCAGCGTGGTTTAGGGAGAAGTATCCAGAAATTGAAAAGTATGGTGACCAACTTCGTGGACGCATTAGGGGAACTGGCATTCACGCTGCTGGTGTTGTTACTTCTAAGTCTCCAATATTTAAAGTCGCTCCAATGGAAACGAGAACATCGCCAGGCAGTGGAGAAAGAATCCCAGTAGTAGCAGTAGATATGGAAGAAGCAGAACGCATTGGTCTAATTAAGATTGATGCTCTAGGCCTAAAGACTCTATCTGTTATTCAGGATACTCTTGCAATTATTAAAGATAGAAGTGGTAAGAAGATTGATCTGCTATCTTTAAATACTGAGGATCCAAAGGTATACGAGATGCTATCTTCTGGGTATACCAAGGGCGTGTTCCAGTGTGAAGCCACACCATACACCAACTTGCTAGTCAAGATGGGTGTCAAGAGCTTTGCAGAGCTTGCAGCTTCTAACGCTCTTGTACGTCCAGGTGCTGCAAACACTATTGGTAAAGACTACATTGCACGTAAGCATGGTAAGCAGAACATTGCATACCACCACCAAGTAATGAAGGCATTTACTGCTGAGACCTATGGTTGCATCTTGTACCAGGAACAGGTTATGCAGGCTTGTACGGAACTTGGCGGTATGACAATGGCTGAGGCTGACAAGGTTCGTAAGATCATTGGTAAGAAGAAGGATGCTAAGGAGTTCAAGCAATTCCAAGACAAGTTCGTAGATGGAGCTTCAAGATTCCTTTCTCCAAATGTAGCATTAGAGCTGTGGCATGACTTTGAGGCTCACGCAGGGTACTCATTCAACAAGTCTCACGCTGTAGCATATTCTACTCTATCTTTTTGGACAGCATGGCTAAAGTACTACTATCCACTAGAGTTTATGTATTCTCTTCTAAAGAATGAAAAAGATAAGGATGCTCGTACTGAGTACTTGATTGAAGCTAAGCGTATGAATATTCCTATTCGCCTACCACACATCAACGAGTCAGATATTGACTTCAAGATTGAAGGCAAGGGCATTAGGTTTGGCCTTAGTGCTATTAAGTTTATTAGTGATAATATTGCTCAGAAATACATAGCAGCGAGACCATTCTCTTCCTATAAAGAACTAGAAGAGTTTACTTTTGGTAAAGGTAACGGTGTCAATTCTCGTGCTCTGCAAGCTTTGCGTGTAATTGGTGCAGCAACATTTGCAGATCATCCACGAAATGATGACGAGATTCGTGAAAATCTATATGAATATCTTAACTTGCCAGAATTTAACATTACAGTGCCAAACCACTACTACGCATTTATTAATGATGTCGCTGACTTTGAGGAAAAGGGCTCATTCATTCTTATGGGAATGATTAAGCTTATTAAACGTGGCCAGGGATGGTCACGTGTTGAGATTCTAGATAAGACTGGTAGTGTTGGCATCTTCGATGAGGAGCAGACGACTATTGAGCCAGGCAAGACTTATTTGCTTTTGGCTAGTGATAACAGAATTGTGACCGCAATTCCAGTAGACGAAATTCGTGGAAGTGATTCTGCTTTAGTTAAGTTTTTGAATTATAAGCAATTGCCATTTAAAGATGAAGAAATGTATGTTGTTTCATTTAAGCCAAGGATTACAAAAACTGGGAAGAAGATGGCATCTTTAACGCTTGCAGATGCTTCACGTGAGCTACACCCAGTCACAGTATTCCCAACGGCATTCCCAAAGGCATACATGAAGGTGAAAGAGGGAATGGCATATAAATTTGATTTTGGTAAAACAAAAGATGGAACTGTAATAATGGAGGATGTAATTGACAACAGTTGAAGAAGCTCTAGCTCAGCTAGACCCAAAGATTAGAAAGCGTCTTGGTACAGGCGTAGGCATTAAGACAGAGATGCAGCCTACTCCTAGTCCAGGATTAAACCGTGCACTTGGTGGTGGATTTCCTTATGGCAGACAGGTGTTGCTGTGGGGCAGCAAGTCTAGTGCAAAGTCATCGCTATGCTTGCAGATGATTGGCATGGCACAGAAAGAAGGCAAGCTCTGTGCGTGGGTTGATGCTGAAATGTCTTATGATGAGGAATGGGCAAAGAGGCTGGGCGTAGATACGTCACAGCTAATCTACTCTGAGGCACGAAGCATTAATGACATGGTTGATGTAGGGGTAGCATTGCTTCAGGCAGGCGTAGACCTCATCGTAATTGATAGCATTAGCTCTCTTTTGCCAGCAGTATACTTTGAGAAAGACTCAGATGAGCTAAAGCCACTGGATCAGACCAAGCAGATTGGTGCAGAGTCTAAGGATCTAAAGCATGCATGGTTAATGCTTAACTGGGCAAATAATAGAGAAAAGCCTGCCCTTATTGTTGCCATTTCTCAGGCACGTAATAATATTCAGGCTACTTATACTCAGGCAGCACCAACAGGAGGATTGACAACGCAGTTCATGTCGTCTACAATTGTTAAGTTGTTTTCATCAAGCTCTGACTCTCAAGCTATCAAGGCTAAGATACCAGTTGGAGATAAGCTAATTGAGCAGAAGGTTGGTCGTAAAGTTCGCTGGGAAGTACTGAACTCTAAAACATCTGCACCAGGAGATAGTGCTGAGTATGACTTCTATTACAGGGGTGATTCCATTGGCATTGACTCTGTTGGAGATCTTGTTGATACAGCTGAGATGCTTGGGTTTGTAAATAGAACTGGTGCATGGTACTTGCTACCTGATGGTTCTAAGGTCCAGGGTAGAGATGCATTCGTCAATAAGGTAAAGGAAGACAAGGAGCTACACGACTCACTATACGAAAAGGTGCACAGTGTCTAAGTATACCGTTTACACTGGCAAGTTTCCTTGCCATACATGTAAAGAAGTCGTAAATAGCTTAAGGCTGTACTCTGATACAAAAGAGGTTACATGGATGTGTTCCCAAAAACACATGAGCACTGTTTCTCTATATGTTAAAAAAACAAAGAAAGATTATGAGCGAGAAGAGCGAGAGTAACCGTATTGGTGCTAAGCAGCACAAAAATTCTGGTAGGAATACCAAGAAGGGCGATGCTACTTGGGAAAACTTTACAGTTGACTTTAAGGAATATCCTAAAGGATTTACTGTAAACCAGGACAACTGGGCAAAAGCAACTACTGATGCAATGAAAAATAAAAATGATCCAGCTATCATCGTGGTACTGGGAGAAGGAAGCAGAAAAACAAGGCTGGCAATTATAGAGCTATCTCTACTTGAACAGCTACTTGAGGATTAATTATGAAAATACTATTACTAGATATTGAAACAACTCCAATGCAGGTATATGCTTGGGGTCTATGGGATCAGAACATCAGCATTGATCAAATTATTAAGAGCACTGAGATGCTTTGCTTTGGAGCAAGGTGGTTGGGTGAGAAGAAAGTTATCTTCAAGTCTGTTCATCACGATGGTAAGAAGGCAATGCTGGAAGAGCTACACAAGCTAATGAATGAGGCAGACTTGCTTGTAGGCTGGAACTCTGCAGCATTTGACCACAAGCACATCAACCGTGAATTCTTGGAGAATGGAATGACTCCTCCTTCGCCAGTAAAGGACCTAGACCTTATGAGCATTACTAAGGCTAACTTCCTATTCCCATCTAATAAGCTAGACTATGTAGCACAAAAGCTTGGTGTTGGTGCCAAGGTTAAGCACTCTGGATTTAGTCTATGGATTAAGTGTATGGACGGTGACGAGAAGGCCTGGGCAGAGATGAAGAAATATCAGATCCAGGATGTTAATCTTCTTGTAGAACTATATGACATTCTGTCTCCTTGGTTTGTAGGTAAGGCAAATGCAACTGTTAAAGATAAGCAGGCTATAACCGCTACAGATACTATCGTAACTGACGAGGCCGTGGTATAATATTATTATGGAAGCAACAGAAAACAAAAATAATATAGATAGAATAAATGGACTTGCAGAAATTGCCGATTTTATGCAGGATGAAGAACTCACTAGTGCATTAGAATTTATTGCCAAGGTTATTCTCAAGCCAGATATTCCAATGCACGTTGCTACTCTTGAGGTAGTAAGGCTGCAAGCTATTGCTGCAAAGATGGCTTTCAAGGCAACATGGATGACAAATGTAGATAAGGGAGATAGGGCGAAAAAGAATATTTATTATACTGCTGCTGAGTCAATCAATGACTTGGTGGCTGCACTTAAATATATTATTCGCTAGTGGCTATTATGGCAAAAAATTTATTGCAACAGATTATGCTTAAGACCGAAGAGGGCATATCTAAAAAGGCATCATTACTGAATACCCAGGAGCTGATTGAAAAAATTCAATATGGATATATCGCTAAGCGTGAGCCAAAGTTTACTACCAAGAAAACTTTTGCACCAAGCACAATTGCATATTCCCATGGAGAATGCCCTCGTTATTGGTACCTAGCTTTTGAGGGTGCAGTGTTTGAGGACAATGCCGATGCTTATGGTGGTGCTAATATGACTAGTGGAACCAAGTCACACGAGCGTATTCAGCAGGCGATGGCTGACGCTGGCATCCTAAAGGATTCTGAGTTTAAGATTACTTATAGTGATCCACCAATTTTTGGATTCGGAGACGTTATCCTTGATTGGGCTGGAGAAGATTTGCTTGGCGAAATTAAAACCATGCCAAGCGAGGGATTTGAGTATAGAAAGGCAGCAGGTAAGCCAAAGACTGGCCACTTGATTCAGCTGCTTATCTATATGAAAATTCTTAATAAGACTAAGGCTGTGCTTATTTATGAAAACAAAAATAATCACGATCTATTAGTTTTGCCAGTAGAAGTAAATGCTGGCAGTTATGCAGTTGAGTGGGTCAACCAGGCATTTGAGTGGATGAGGTCTGTAAGAAAGGCTTGGGAGGCTAAACAGCTTCCTGAGAAAAACTACAGATCTAACTCAAAGATTTGCAAGACTTGTCCACTAAAGGCAACTTGTGATGTGGCTGGCAAGGGAGAGATAAAACTCAAGTCCTTGGAGTCACTAGATGAAAACAAAGCATTGTGAGTGGTGTGATTCACAATTTGAATCAGCCATATCTTACCAGATATACTGTTCTTCTGGTTGTAGAGATTTAGCAACTAAAGAAAAAATATCACAGCGATATGCCATTATTAGACGTGAACGTCGTCTCGGAAAAACTAGAAAGTGTAAATCTTGTGATTCATCGCTTTCTATTTATAACGATGACGAATTGTGTCAGCAATGCCTGATCAATCCAAAAGATGTTGTTAAGGCTTTAAAAGAGATTAAGGGCTTTGGTAATGGTAAATCTAGCTAACTTTTCTAACCAGCCAAAAGACATTATGGCGATTGATGCAAGTACTAACAGTTTGGCATTCGCAATTTATTCTGATAAAAATCTTGTAAGATTTGGAAAGATTAATTTTACTGGCACCACGACCTATGAAAAGGTTGTAGATGCTGCCAAGAAAACAGCATCTCTTGTATCTTTATACAATATAGAGGCTGTGGTTATTGAGCATACTGTTTTTATTAACAGTCCAAAAACAGCAGCAGATCTAGCATTAGTTCAGGGTGCTTTGCTTGGGGCATCAAAAATAAAAACAATAAAGTCAGTGGCACCAATTACATGGCAAAACTATATAGGCAATAAGAAATTTTCTACAGAAGAAAAGATTAAAGTTAGATCAGACAATCCTGGAAAGTCTGACGCATGGTATAAAAATTATGAAAGACAGCTCAGAAAAGAGAAAACCATTCACTATATAAGTGTTCAATATGACAAGAAGGTTACTGATAATGACGTAGCTGATGCTATTGCAATTGGTCATTATGCAATCAATAATTGGGAAAGGTTGACAAAGTAACCTATGGCTAGTAAACTGTATACGAACGAAATGTGGTTGAAGAAAAGATACCACTTTGATAAAAGAACTCCTGAGCAAATTGCTGCAGAGTGTGGGGTAAGTGTAGAAACAATCTATGTTTATCTTGCAAAATTTGGATTAAGAAAGTCAAGAAGGTAACATGAAGCCATATTCCATTAAGGAAAGTCTAGCATTTGATGATATTCTGCTAGTTCCACAACACTCAAGCATCACAAGTCGTAAAACCGTTAGTCTTAGAAGTAATATCGGCAAGATTGTTTTAGAGACACCAATTATTGCTGCACCAATGGACACTGTTTGTGAAACAGCTATGGCTATAAAAATTGCACAGCTTGGAGGCCTTGGCGTATTGCACAGATACATGCCAGTGGAGGCACAGGCACGAATGCTAAAGGAGGTTGTTTCTCTTGGATCAACTGCCTTTGTTTCTATTGGAGCAACTGGGAATTTTCTAGATGATGCCCTGGTATTAGTAAATGCTGGTGCCAATGCAATTCTAGTAGACACTGCAAATGGTCATAGTGACTATGCCATTAATGCAGTAAAGGCTTTGCGACAAGAATTTGGAAACGACATCCACATCATGTCTGGCAATGTTGCAACTGCAGATGGGTTTGCTAGGCTAGTAGATGCTGGTACGGATTCTGTACGTGTTGGCATTGGTGGTGGGTCTGCTTGTACCACTAGGGTTGTTAGTGGGCATGGAGTTCCAACTCTAACATCAATTATTGACATTAGAAATAAGTTTGGATATGAGTATGGTCCAGCAATCATTGCTGACGGTGGAATCAGAAACTCTGGTGATGCTGCTAAAGCTCTTGCTGCAGGTGCTAATGCTGTAATGCTAGGTGGTGCTCTTGCTGGTACTGATGAGTCTCCTGGAGAGATTATTGATGGTAATCGTAAGCTATTCCGTGGAATGGCTTCCTATGAAGCACAAAAAGACGGACGTGGCTCTGTTTCTGGGGTAGAGGGTATTTCTACGACAGTTGCTTGCAAGGGACCAGTAGAGCACGTTATCAATGACTTTAAGTCTGGTATCGCAAGTGCTATGTCCTACACTGGAGTTGACAACCTAAGAGATTTTGCCTATAATAGTCAATACATCCAAATTACCAATTCTGGATTGGCAGAAAGCAAGCCACACGGAAAGGCAAACTAATGCAGACCGTCAAAGACATCTCTAAGGTATGTGATGGCATTAAAGAAATGCTAATAGCTAAAAATAATGCTTATGGAGATTCAGCACTTGATCCAGTTCGTATCTTTTCTAAGTCTAACTCTATTGAGCAAATATTAGTTAGGATTGATGACAAGCTATCTAGATTTGCTAGAGGAACTGACTATCCTGGAGACAACGATATTGATGATCTTATTGGTTATCTAATTCTTTTAAAAATTGCTAAGGAGAGAAATGGCAAGGCGTAAAGTAGAGGAAGTTAGTCTACAGCCAACGAAGTTTGCAAGAGAGGGTTCTGTCACTGTTGACAATTTTGAAATAAATAGTGGCGACATTATTAAAATTCGTGGAGAGTATGGAGTCCAGTTTAAGTTTCATTCTTTAGTAACTAATACTGAGACTGGTGTACAATGGATAGACTGCTTTGAAGTTCATAGGGGACAGGTTGGAACCTATAGATCTTTTAGGGTAGATAGGATAAAGAGAATTCCAAAGAGGAGGTCTAAGGTTGAGCGTAGAAGAAGATCTAGTACAGCATCTTGATGCAGTAAATAAGGTTGTTGAAAAGTATCTTCAGGGAAATGAGCCTACTCAAATTTCTAAAGAGCTAGCCATGCCTCGCCAAAAGGTTGTTGCATACATTGATGAATGGAGAGCAATGGCTGCAGACAATGCAGCTATACGTGCTCGTGCCAAAGAAGCCTTGGTGGGTGCTGATACTCACTATACCAAGCTTATTCAAAAGGCGTATGAAGTTATTGATGATGCCACCACTACCGCAAACCTGACTGCCAAAACTGCAGGTATCAAACTGGTGATGGACCTTGAGTCTAAGCGTATTGATATGCTACAAAAGGCTGGGCTATTGGAAAATAAAGAACTTGCTGAGGAGATGATAGCAATTGAAAATCGTCAAGAAATTCTTGTTGGTATCCTTAAAGACATCGCTGCAGAGCATCCTGAGATACGTGACAAGATTATGCGTAGATTGTCAGACGCATCTAAAGACAAAGAAGTAATAACTGTGGTGGTAAGCGAAGATGTTTGATGATTTTTTAGAAGCATTAAAATCTGATAACTTTGCAGAACGCCCAGTAGATGTTAAGGCTTTTGTTGAAGGACAAGATTATCTTGCTCAGCCACCATTATCACAGGTTCAATATGACATCGTAGAGGCAATGAGCCAAATCTACAAGATAGAAGACCTTATAGAGTTGATGGGTGAGTCAGAGGGTCGTAAGCACTATGCAAAATATACAAAGAATGAGGTTATTCTTCAGTTAGGAAAGGGCAGTGGAAAAGACTTTACATCAACGGTTGCATGTAGCTACATTGTATACAAGTTACTATGTCTTAAGGATCCTGCACGATATTTTGGTAAGCCTAGTGGTGATGCCATTGATATCATCAACGTTGCGATTAACGCACAGCAGGCGAAAAACGTATTCTTTAAAGGCTTTAAGACTAAGATTGAGAAGTCCCCATGGTTCGCTGGAAAGTTTTATGCCAAAGCTGAATCAATTGAGTTTGACAAATCTATCACAGTATATTCTGGACACTCGGAAAGAGAGTCACACGAGGGGCTTAACCTTATCCTGGCAGTACTTGATGAAATCTCTGGATTTGCTACTGAAATTGGAACAGGAAATGACCAAGGTAAGACAGCAGACAACATCTATAAGGCCTTCCGTGCTTCCGTAGACTCTCGTTTCCCAGACTTGGGCAAGGTAGCCCTTCTGTCATTCCCACGTTTTCCAGGAGACTTTATTTCCACAAGGTATGAATCAGTAATTGCTGAAAAAGAAGTTGTTACAAAGCGTCATAGATTTGTTATGAATCCAGATCTTCCAGAAGATCAAGAGGGAAATTACTTAGATATTGAGTGGGACGAAGATACCGTAGTAAGCTATAAGTATCCTGGTATGTTTGCTCTTAAGCGTCCTACCTGGGTGGTAAACCCAACAAGAAAAATTGATGACTTTAAGCTCGCATTCTTTACTGACATGGGCGATGCTATGCAAAGGTTTGCATGTATTCCAACATTCTCATCTGATAGATTCTTTAAGCAAACTGAAAAGGTTCGTGCAGCAATGACACTAAGAAATCCATTAGATCAGATTAGAAGATTTGATGAAACATTTGTTCCAGATCCAAATAAGAAATACTTTGTCCACGCTGACCTTGCACAGAAGCATGACAAGTGTGCTGTTGCAATTGCTCACGTAGATAAGTGGGTAAATATTCAAGTTATTAAGGACTACCAGCAGATTGCACCAGTCGTGGTAGTAGATGCTGTCGCCTGGTGGGAGCCAAAGGTAGAGGGTCCAGTTAACTTATCAGAAGTTAAGCAGTGGATTCAAAACTTAAGAAGACTAGGGTTTGATATTGGCATGGTCTCATTCGACCGCTGGCAGTCATTTGATATTCAGAATGAACTAAAGGCAGTAGGTCTGAGAACAGAAACAGTATCAGTTGCAAAGAAACATTATGAAGATATGGCCATGCTAATTTATGAAGAAAGATTGGCAATGCCAATGATTGACTTGCTATTTGATGAGCTTTCAGAGCTTAAGATTATGAGCAATAATAGGGTGGATCACCCACGTAAAAAGTCTAAGGACCTTGCAGATGCTGTTTGTGGAGCAATCTTTGGAGCTATCTCGCATACTCCAAGAGATCAAAACCTTGAAGTTGAGATTCATACTTTTAAGGATAGGCCAAAAACTGCTATTGACAAGCACAAAGACGATGTGATACAATATAAACCTATGCCAGATGATGTACGTGAATATTTGGATAGATTTAATCTGATTTAAATCAAAGAAGGAGAAAAACACATGACTTCGTTAAAGAAGCCACTAATTGCCATTGCCTCTGCATTGGCTCTAGTTGGTTCTGCAATTCTTGCAGTCCCAGCTAATGCTGCAACAACAACACTAACTGTAGCAGGAAGTGCACCAGCAACTGCTGGAACTTCTGTCGCAACCGCAATTTCATTGCCAGTCCCTGCAGACAACAGCGTAGATTCCGCTGATGCTCTTAGGATTGCTGTAACCAATGCTGCTACTGGAAGCAACGTGGTAGTGTCTGCAACCAACGCAAGGCTGGTCACTGCACTAACCACTGGATCAGCAACTGTCAAGGCAGATGCAGGAACCTCTTCTGTAACTGTGGCAACTGGAACTGGAACCACTGCTGATGTATTTGTTTACACAACTACTACAGCAACTGGAACCGTTACCGTAACAGCAGATAACGTAACTACTACATACTTTGTTAAGGGTACTGCTGGTTCAGCGTACAACCTAGCTGTAGTTGCACCTACAACTGCTAACATTGGCGGAACTGCAGAACTAACTGCAACAGTTACTGACGTATTTGGTAATGCTGTAACCAATGCCACAATTTCTTCAACAGTTATTCGTGGTACAGTTGGCTCATTCTCATATGATGCAACTGACAAGCGTTATGAGGCAACTCTAACTGCACCTGCTACTGCAGGAACAACTGTAATTGCTAATACTATTTCAGCATCTGCTGTTGCAGGTCTTGCAAAGCCAAACACTGAGGTTATTTCAACTGTGGTGGTTGCAGATCTAGCAGGACAGGTAGTAGCACTAAATGCAAAGGTTGCTGAGCTAGAGGCTAAGCTAGCAGCTGCTGAGACTAAGGCAGTTGATAATCGTAAGGCACACAACAAGCTTGCCAGAGAGTGGAACAAGAAGTTCCCACGTGCAAAGGTAAAGCTAATCAGCTCTAAGTAATTAGTAAAGATGGTAGAGGGGAGAGAGAAGGTTGCTCTCCCCTTTGCTGTCTCTAAATTAAAAAAGGGGAGTTAAAATAGATGTCCATACAAATCGTGTACTTTTCTAATTATTCTGGAAATACTCATAGATTTGTCGATAAGCTTGGTCTTGGAGCTGTTCGTATCCCCATTCAGTGGGATCCAGCACACCCAGTTTATATGGATAAAGAGTATGTGTTATTTGTTCCAACCTATGGTGGTGGATCAGAAGCACCTGCAATACCAAAACAGGTAAGAAAGTTTTTAAATATTCCTAACAACAGGGATCTTCTTAGAGGAGTTGTTGGATTTGGAAATACAAATTTTGGAGAACATTACTGCAAAGCAGCAGACATGATCTCAGCAAAAACAGGTGTACCCATCATTGCCAGGGTAGAAATATTCGGCACTGATGAGGATGTTAACAAAATAAAAGAGAGGTTAGAAATACTGTATGGATAACTACAGCTATCATGAGCTAAATGCCATGCTCAATCTATATGATGCAAATGGCAAGATTCAATTTGACAAGGACAAGGCAGCAGCCAAAGCTTATTTTCTTGACCATGTAAACCAAAATACAGTATTCTTTCACAGTCTAGAAGAAAAGCTAGAGTATCTAGTAGATAATGATTACTATGACAGAGACGTGCTTAATATGTATGACTTTGAATTTGTTAAAGAATTATTTAAGCACACCTATTCATATAAGTTCAGGTTCCCAACATTTGTTGGTGCATACAAGTTTTACACAAGCTATGCCCTAAAGACATTTGATGGTGAACGATACTTGGAGCGATTTGAGGATCGTGTCGTAATGAATAGTCTTATGCTAGCAAAGGGAAATGCTGATTTGGCTAAAGATTTAGTAGACGAAATAATTTCTGGTCGCTTCCAGCCAGCCACACCAACCTTCCTGAACGCTGGTAAGAAGCAGCGTGGGGAGTTTGTCTCTTGCTTCCTGCTACGTGTTGAGGATAACATGGAGTCTATTGCTCGTGCAGTTACTTCATCTCTTCAGCTATCAAAGCGTGGTGGTGGTGTAGGACTAAACTTAACAAATGTACGTGAGCAGGGTGCACCAATCAAGAAGATTGAGAACCAGTCTTCTGGAATTATTCCAGTAATGAAGATGCTAGAGGATGCATTCTCCTACGCTAACCAGCTTGGTGCTCGTCAGGGTGCAGGTGCGGTTTACCTAAACGCTCACCACCCAGACATCTTGAGATTCCTAGACACCAAGCGTGAGAACGCTGACGAGAAGACCCGTATCAAGACCCTA